GTGATACCGTTCTTGACCCCTTTATGGGCAGCGGCACTACAGGCGTAGCGGCAAGGAACCTCGGACGCAACTTTATCGGAATAGAGCTTGACACTGATTATTTCAAGATTGCCGAGAAGAGGATAAATGAAAATACATAAAATCACAGAAGCGGCCGAATACTATGGAAATCATTAAGGTTTGAAAATGGGAACAGGCAATCACAAAATTTTGAGCAGACAAGGAAAGGAATCACATCATGGCAAGCAACTTACCGCCCGGAGTATCAGATAGCGACATCCCCGGCAATCGGCCCGAAGACCAGGAATGGGACAACCTTTGGGATTGGCTGGGGGACAAAGACATCGAGCCGAACGAACTCAGGATGATGGTTGAAGATTACCTTCGAAGGAAGGAAGTCGGAAATCGTGTCCCCCGATTCATGGTGTCGCTTTTCACACAGGCTTTCAACAACATGGCCAGCATTGTTCACGAAACGGCCGTCGAAAAGGGCTGGTGGCAGTGTGAGCGAAACAATGGTGTCAATACAAACCTTTTAAATATATCATCGGACTGTGAGGTGGTCAGAGGTGGAAACTGGTCCTGTTTATAAACATGATCTCAACCGTGAGGCGGATCGAAAGCAGTGTCTCAATGATCTCCTGTGTTTTTATGGATTGCCTCCGTTTGACGATCTCTCAAATGTCAACGTCGAATCCCCGGTCCTCCGGGAACGACTCGAAAAAAAGTGGGGAGATCGAATTGAACGACTCGAACAAAAAACCGGATGTGACAGAATCCGAGAACGATGGAAAGAACTCCGAGACAGTTTCGTCAAAGATATCGCTCGTCAGATTCAATAATATCTATTGTCCCGAACGATTGCATCGTCGAGCATCGGTCCTGTGTCCCCGATGTTGGATCTATCAAAACGGGGGGTGTCGGGATTTTTATATCAATGAGTCGATGCTCAGGTCGGAAAGATACAAGATCGAACTCTCGCTCTGTGGATCTCAACGTCGGTTGATTGCTATGCGGTCGATGAAAATCGATTCTGAATCAGGCGAGGTCACAGGGAACGTGATCGATTATGACGAATAAAAAACCATTTACAAAAAACGTCATCACTGCTCGCGAGGCATGGGAGATCATTGATCCGATGGTTCGTGGTTGCAACAAGGGAGGTCTCCCTCTTGAGATCTGCGGAGGTCTGCGGCGAGAACGGAGTCGAGTCGGGTCTGTTCACCTCTGTGTCGGAGATCTCCCCCGGTTCGATGAGGGAGTTGCAAAACTGGTCAAGGCGGGAAAATATCATCCTGATCAGGTTTATCGGTGCACAAAAAAAGACGTCCGCGAGGCGAAACGATATGAATATGTCATTTATGGTCTGCGGGTCATCGTATTTCCGGCACAACGGGATCACTGGGGATCGATGGTCCTGTATCTGACAGGGAATGATCTATTCAATCGGATGATCCGGGCGGAGGCGAAATCTCAACTCATGCGTCTGAATCAATATGGACTATTTTTCCACAATGAGATCATCGCGGGAAAAGATGAGCGACAGATATTCTTTGCATTAAACCTCGATTATGTTATACCAGAAAACCGGGAGGTGGATCGGAGTTTTCGGTTCGGTCATTCCGGTGTCACGATGGGAGGGTTGCATGACAGGAGACCGAGTTATTCGCACAAGGTCAAAAACAGAAAGAGAGATTGAGGAGGGGAAACTCCGGTCGGCGGCGGAACTCACGGATCGGATCACCTCATCCTCGGAGGCGGCAGTTCACATCGCGGGGGATCTCAAAGACGGCGAGATCAAGTCTTTGATCGATCATGCTTACTCGATGCAGGAGACCGCAAAGGCAATCGACGAGACGGTGTCACAGATCAAGGATGTCCTCAAGCAGTGGGGATCTCTGAACGATGTCAAGTCTCTTGACGGTCTGAGAACTGGCGCGATGAAAATATCTGCAAAATCAACAACGACGACAAAAGGCGCGACGGAACTCGTGAGACTGCTCAAAAAATACAACAAGGTCAAAGCGGCGGACACGATCCTGTCGGTCAAGATAGGCGAGGCGAAAAAATATCTCGGCGAGGCAGTCCTGATCGAGGAAAATTTCATCGACATGAAATCCGATCCGTTCGGGACATGCTCGCTCCGGGAACTCAAGAAAAAGAAAAAGTGATTTTCCCTCTCCGTCGGGGTCCCCTCCCTCGTTCTCCCTCGTGGGTCCCTGACGGTCCCTAAGGGGACGAATCGTTAAAAGACACTCCCTGTCCTCCGATTCGTCCCCTTTTTTTTTATCGTTTAATTTGTTCTATGGGACATATTATTTTTCAACAAAATTTTTCTCCCGGACCTTGATCCCATAAGCAAAACCTCAAAGTCAATCCCTCTCCTGATACACGTCACGTCACTGATCCGGTTATTTTCCGAACATTTCCCGTCGATTTTCCTCACCATTTTCATATCGTTTTTGATTTCAAATAGTTACCGAGTGCACACGTGTGCACTGGACACAATATATTGATATAAATGTTGACAAATATCCCTTATATTGTGCACACTTATGAAAATTTCAGACAATTTTCCGACTCTGTGGAGGATCGTGAGATGTCATTTGAGGACAGGACCCGGATCGTCGTCAAAAACGAAAAGCGTCGTCTCGTATATGGGGAGGTCTATGCTCCGAATCAGATCGACACTGACGGGGAGGCGATGTCGGCAGAGGAAATCGAGAAAATGGCTCATAATTTCCTCATGCACGGTCGGACGGACAGAATCGATGAGATGCACAGTTACAAGCAGACCGGATGTCTGGTCTGCGAATCTTTTATCGCTCGCAAAAACGATCCCGATGGATTCGTTCGGGGATCGTGGGTCCTCGGTGTTTATGTCCTCCCGGATGAGATGTGGGAAAAAGTGCAAAAGGGAGAGATCAACGGTTTTTCGTTCGCTGGTCGAGCACAAAGCGACGAGGTCGTCGCGATGGTCAAGGTCGTCAGAAAAATGATCGGCGAAACTGAGGAAAGTGAGGAGGGTCTGCTCCCCCCGCATAGACACGCACTGGACATCGAGTTTGACGAGGACGGAAAAATCGTCAAAGGCGAGACCGATGTCAAGTTCGAGCACAGACATCCGGTCCTCCGAACGACGGCGACGGAGGAGTCACTCGAACACTCTCACCGAATGATCTTAATCGACAATGAGGAGTGAGATTATGGCAATAAAAATCATCGAGGAGGAGCAACGAAAAAAGGTGAACATGCTCCGGGACGTTGATGCAGAGTTCGTGTCTCTTGTGAAACACGGAGCAAACCGGATGCCATTCCGGGTCATCAAACTTGACAAACAGAGAGGAGGTGAGAAAAAGACAATGACACTCGCGATTCAGTCGATCATCCTCCCGAAAGGGAAATCCATCGAGGACCTCACGAAACTGGACGGACTGCAATATCTCTCAGAGGCAGATCTCACGCAAAAACAAGATCATGATCAATACGTGAAATATCCTCAGGTCGATCCGAAACTTTTTGAGAGTGAATCGATGCAGATCGTCAAGGCGGGTGAGGGATATCTGATCGTCGGACTCATGACAGAGAAAACCGACAAGCAGATCCTCTCCCTAAGTGAGGATCAAGTCGAGAAACTCTCGACGATCCCGACGTCTCCGATGGATGCTGTGATCGGTGATCCCGATGTTGCGGCTCAGGCCGCGATGGTCAACTCATTCCGTGATATGTTTGACGTCGAATTGATGTCGATGATCGATGTCGTCACGGGAGCACTGAGACAGACATCGGGTGATCCGAAAAAGCGAAAGAACACGGTCCTGTCTGCGGTCGATGCGTTCAAGAATTTTCTATCCGTCGGACTTGACGCAATCGGCGGGAACGGGACGGAGATGTCGAAATTTGAAAAAACGGAATCCGACGGAAATTCACTCGGAGGTGACGAGATGTTCAAGAACAAAGAGGAGTTCACAAATGCTGTGAACGAAATCGTGAACAAGTCTCTCGACGAGAAACTCCCGAACGTGGTCGGGGATGCTGTTTCAAAGGCACTCGAAAAGTTCGAGGAGAAAATCAACGAGAAACTGGACACAAAACCGAAAGACGGTGACGACAAGGGTCAGGCGGCGGATGCCGATGCTCAAAAGTCCGACAAGAAAGACAAGGACGACAAAGGCGGCGACGATCCGGTCGCGGCACTGACCGAAACCGTCAAGGCACTGACTGAAAAAGTGGAGAAACTGGCGGCGGACCCGGACACCGATTCCGGCGCGGCTGATCAGGACGATCCCGGAAATCAGGTCAACAAGTCCGACAAGGACGACGACAAAAACAAAAACAAGACGGTCGATGCCGATCACAAGTACAAAGGCAAAAGCAGAGAGCACGATCTGTCCGTGTTCGGCGGACTCCTGACCCGGAAAACGAAAGCGGCATAATTCCGGCGGGAGTCTTTTTTATTTTAACCATTCAATCAATCCACTTTTAAACTTTTTCAGGAGGTTCAGAAAATGCGAACACGAGACATCCTCGAAAAAGCGGACATCGCGGTTTCCGATCTGATCAGTGACGGCGGATATCTCAATCCGATGCAAGCAAATGTGTTCATCCGTCTTATGATTGATCAACCGACGATCCTGAATCAGGTTCGGGTCGTCCCGATGAACGCTCCGACAATGGAAATCAACAAGATCGGTTTCACGTCCCGGATTTTGAAAAAAGCTCCGGCAAGCGGAACCGCACTCGCGGCGGCGGACCGATCAAAACCGACGACTGAAAAGGTCGAACTCGCGACGAAAGAGGTCATCGCGGAGGTTCATCTCCCTTATGATGTCCTTGAGGACAATATCGAGCGGGGGAGACTTGAGGACACCGTCATGTCCCTGATTGCAGAGAGAGCATCCCTCGACGTCGAGGAGTTGATCATCTCCGGCGACACCGGATCGGGTGATGATTATCTCGCACTCGTGGACGGAATCCTCGAACAAGCATCGTCACACGTCGTTGATTATTCGGCGAGTCCGGTCGGGATCACGAAAACCGTTTTCAAAGATGCGATCAAGGCGATGCCGTCAAAGTATCTGCGGAATCGCTCGATGATGCGGTTTTTCACCTCCGTGGATGCCGAGATCGAATACACGGATCATCTCTCGGACCGTGAGACTCAACTCGGCGATGCTCGGATTGCTCGGAAAGCACCGGAGGTCGCGTTCGGCGTCCCCATCGATCCGGTCGCATTGATGCCGGACGACAAAGCAATTTTCACGTGGCCTCAGAATATTGTGTTCGGCGTTCAACGTCAGATCATGATCGAGACCGACCGCGATATTCGTGCACGTGTGCTGATCGTCGTCCTCACGATGCGGATGGATATCAAGTTCGAGGAGGAGGATTCCGTCGTGAAAATCCTCGGACTGCAACCGAATCCGACGACGACAACGACCTAATGGTTGTTGATCGTTGACAACTGACTGAGAGGTTTCAAATGCCGAAAGTGACGCTCAACGCACATCCGACGAACAATCGGACAATTTTGTTCGGGCGGGTGAAATACTTTTTCCGGGGAGGAGATCCTCAAGAGGTCCCGGTCGCTGTCGCTCTGCATTGTCAAAAGATGACAGACCGAAAAGGCGATCCCATGTTCACGGTCACGGATCTCGACACGGTCATCGTCTCGGATGAGGCTCAAGTTGAAACGGGTCCTCGGCGGATCACTCAGAGGAGACTCATTGAGGCGACAAAATGTCACTGATCACGAAAATCGGCGGACGGGAGTCGAACTCTTTTGTCACTCTCGACGAGGCAGACGATATCATCGCGGAGGACGGTTTTCCCGACTCTCCCGATGAGTGGGATGATCTTGAGGACGGTCAAAAGGAATATCGTCTCATCCTCGCGGCTCAGGCGATGTCCTATCTCCCATTAAAGGGGGATCGTGTTTTTTGCGGACAGGCTCTCTGTTTCCCGCGAACCGTTCAAAATGATTTCCATGAGATCCCGGACGAGGTCAAGCAGACTCAAGTGTTCATGGCATATTCCGTGATTCACAGAGGTCTCGTCAATCGTCCTGAATCCGCCTCGGAGGGAGAATCCGGTTCGAGAGTCTCAAGTGTTTCACTCGGAGGACTCTTGTCAGTGTCATTCGCAGGGAGTCCGGTCACAACCGGATCGGCACTTGATCGGATGATCAGGTCCTCACAGTTTCCCGCATATCTGACGATGACAAAGTTCTTGACGTCGTTCAGGGGCGGGTCTCTGAAAAATACGGATGAACTGACTCCGTGCATGACAACCACAACGACAACGACAACCACAACGACAACCTGACGGAGGTGAAACATGGCAGTCGGGAAACCGGGAAAACGTGTCGGGTTCGTCGGCAAGGCGCAGAAAATGACGGGTCCCGTCGGAATGTCAAAGGACCGTCACGGATCTGCGATCTCTCCGGGGACGGATAAAACGAAAGTTTACTATCCGACAACGACGACAACGACAACCACAACCACAACGACCACAACGACGACAACTTAAACCGTCGGTGAATCATGGCAATCTATAAACAGATCGAATCTCCTGTTCGAGCGGTGATCAAAGAACTGGTCAACGATCCGGGATTGCAATCGCTCATCCAATATCGGAAATATCTCAGTCGTGAGTTTGACGAGAGCGTCGGAGCGAATGTGACAAAGTTCAAAACATTTCGGATCAAAGCGGTTCGACTGCAACACACGGACAGGAGTAAACTCGTCGGATTCTCGAATATTCAGATCGGGGATCAACTTTATTTGATCGATTACCGTGACGCTCCGTCGGGAATGTCCCTCAAGGATGAGATCGTTGACGAGTTCGAGCAGACTCAGGACATTCAAAACATTACAAACATTTTTAATCTTGCAATCGCGGTCACGGTCAAGGGAGGTTCTGTCGATGTTGGACGCTAATGTCAGATTTTTAGGCGAGGCAGAGGTCCGACGGATTTTCGATAACCTCCCGGAGGCGATTGAGGTCTCAGTCCGTGATATTGCGACAACTCTCAGGAACCTTGTGATCGGGAGGACTCCGGTCGGAATCAGACCGAACTCCCCCCGGATGAAACAGTCATGGTCAGAAGTGGAACGGACATCGACTGGTTTTGCGTTCTCGAATCCGAAAGATTATGCAGAAGTCCTTGAGGAGGGGAGATATCCGGGAGTCGGTCCTCGAACCGTCGCACAGGGGGACGGGATTTTTTCACGACAAGCACCGGGGGGAATTATCGGACCTTTGCTTGAGGATCAGGCGCGGATCGAGTCGATCATCGTCGGAATTGCTCAGGCTCTCGAACAACAAATGTCGCGGCTATAAGGGGGACGGATGCAAAAACGGGAGGCAATCGTCCGGGAAATCGAAAAACGGATGAGTGAGGTCATCGCGAATGTTTATCGAAATCCCGATCACGTCCCGTCAAAGGATGATCTCCCTATGATCTCGATCATCGAATTGAACTGCGATGTCGATGAGACCGATCAACGGGGAGGGAAACCGAGATACAAAAGGACCCTCAGACTGGTCATCGAGGTTTTCATCACTGGGACCTCTGACGACCTCGCGACACGGGAATTGATGGAGAAACATGCGGAGGTTCGGCGGGAGTTATATGCTGATCCTGTCGCACTGGGACTCAACGCGATTGTCGAGGAGGCGGGAGACTCGCGAGTGTTTCGACCGGAATCCGGCTCTCATATTGCGGGAGTCGGCACGACCGTTCTGATCCGGTATGTTGAGGACACAAGTCAACTGTAAACAGGAGGTTTAAAAATGCCCATTCAAAGTCCGTCAACTGAACTTTACTCGCTCGGAAAAGGAATTTTGTCAATCGGCGAGTGGGTCGGCGACACTCCTCCGGCGTCTCTGGTTGATGTCGGAAACAGTCCGTCATTTTCAATCGAAGTGACGGAGGAGAGACTTGAGCATTTTTCCTCGCGTTCGGGAACTCGGCAAAAGGACAAGATCGTCGTCCTTGAAACCGGATATACAGTGACATTTGATCTGGACGAGATCTCTATCAAAAACTTGCAAAAGTTTTTTAAAGCGACACTGTCCGGGACGAATGTGCTCTATGCGAACACAGTTCTCGACAAGGAATATGCACTCAAGTTCGTCTCCGACAATCCGGTCGGGGAGAACGCGACGTGGGAATTTCACAGAGTCACATTGAATCCCGGAGCGGCGTTCAACCTGATCTCCGACGAATGGCAAATTCTGACATTCGAGGGTGAGGGTCTGTCCGATTCGGCGAACAATCCTGACAGTCCGTTTTTCACGGTCACGTTCGTCACAACGACAACCACAACAACAACCACAACGACAACGACATAATCAGTGCACACGTGTGCACATTGATCGATTCAGTCGTTTAATGAGTGTTATCCGGGCGGATAAAACACTCGAAACGGAGGTCGTCAATGGCAAAGAGAAAATCAAATATTTTGAAAACCATGTTTCCGGGAGAGGCGACAGTGAAACTCCCCGGAGATGCGGAACTGAAAGTCCGTCCTCTCTCCCTTGAGGATTTCCCGAAAGTCACCGACACGCTCGGAGATCTGCTCGAAAAATTCCAAAAATTTCGGGAGGAGCAGACGAAAGCGGAGCAGTCGGGTGACGAGATCCCCTCAAATGTTGTGCTCCTGAAAATCGGGATGAAAGAGATCGTCAAACTCATCCCGTTTTGTGTTTCTGAACCGGACATGAGAAAAATCCCGGTTTCTGTTCTCCCTCAGATCCTCAAGGCAATCGTCGAACTGAATTTCACCGAGGACACAATAAAAAACTGGGTCGCTCTGTTCAAGACGTTCACGGGAATGATCCCGTCGGGAGAGGTGATTCGGCAGAGCGTCAAAGAGATAACCTCTCCCGATCAATCGCAATCGGAATCGAGTTCTTGATCACGGAGGGACACTCGTTTTCTGAAATTCGCAGATATTCTCTCCCTCAATTTAATTTGTTTCTCTCCCTGATCAATCGTCGTCACAAAGAGATCGAAAAAGAACTCGACCGTCAGAGAAAAAACCCGGAGAAATCTGACAATGGCAGACGCAAAACTGCAACTGATTATAGACGTCGTCGGCAACGTCTCAAAACAACTCAACTCGGTCGCGGCTGATCTCAAAAGGGTGACAGACGAGACGAATCGACTCACACAGGCGACAAACAGACTCGGAGCACAGGGGTCCGCGAATATCTCGAAACTCTCAGTCGCTCTCGACAAGGCGGAATCTGGATTCAAAAGTCTGAACAATGCGGGTCAACAATTTGTCTCAACCGGGACACGGATTGCGGCAATCGGAGCGGGACTCGCGGCGGGAGGACTTTTTCCCGTCAAGATTGCGTCGGATTTCGAGTCGGCGATGAAAGGGGTCGTCGCTGTCACGACTGGCGCGAGGGAAAATTATGAGGCTCTCGCGAATGAGGCGAAACGACTCGGTCGGGAGACTGCTTTCACGGCAACCGAGGCGGCGGAGGGTTTCAAACTGCTCGGTCAAGCGGGTCTCACGGCAGAGGAGGCAATCGTCGCACTCGAACCCGCACTCAATCTCGCGGCGGCGGGAGGTCTGTCACTGGCGGAGTCGGCGGATATCTCGACAAACGTGCTCAAAGGTTTCGGACTGGCGACGGAGGATCTGACACGAGTCACCGATATCCTCGCGAACACTGCGACGTCTGCAAATACGAATATCACCGATCTCGGTCAGGCGATGTCCTTTGCTGCTCCGGCGGCGAAAGCGGCAGGAGTGGAGATTGCGGCGGCGAGTGCGGCAGTCGGCGTCCTCGGTGATGCGGGTGTCAAGGCAACAAGAGCAGGAACCGGACTCCGGGCGATTCTCACAAGACTCTCCGATCCAAAAATTGCAAAGAAACTCTCAGACATCGGAATCGCGGTCGAGGAGACTGCGGACGGTGGAATTGATCTCATCTCGACATTTGAAAACATCGGAGAAAAAGCGGCGGCGGGAACTTTCGGACTCGCGGAATCGACAGAGATTTTCGGTCGCAACTTTTCAACGACTGCTCTGATCATCGCGGAAAACGTCGAGCGTCTCAAGGAACTCACCGAGGCGAACCGGAACGCAGAGGGGACCGCAAAGGCAACGGCAGACACGATGCTTGAGGGTCTCGGAGGTGCACTGGTTGAGTTGAAATCTGCGGCTCAGGGACTCGCAATCGAGATCGGTGAACCTCTGTTACAACCGATGGAAAATCTCGTCGATCAGATCAAAGAGGTCGTTCAGGTCATTACTCAATGGGTTATTGAGAATCCGAAACTCGCCTCGACGATTGCAGGACTCGCGGGAGGACTCGGTGCACTCCTGACAGTCGTCGGTCTGCTCGGAATCGCAATCGGAGGACTTTTGCAAGTCATCGGATTCGCGGGACTGGGATTCGTCAAATTCGGGAAAGCTGTCGTCGCTCTCACGGGATGGTTGAGAGCATCGACACTGCAAATGAATGTGATGTCGGTTTCTGCAAAGGGTCTCGCGGCGTCACTGGGATTCGTTTTGCTCGCGATCACTGCTCTGATTGCGGGGTGGCAGATCGGAAAAATCATCAATGAGATGCGGGTGTGGAGAGATCTGAACTCTCAAGTCGGCGATGTGATTCAGTTTACTTTTGCACGGATCGAGCGGGATATCGTTCGTCTCATTCTCGCCTATGAGAAACTTGCACTCAAGACGAACGAGTTTCTCGGTCTCGATACTGAGGACAATATCGCTGAGATCAAACGTCTGGAACGTGAACTTGAGATCATTAATGAGACGGCGGAGCGGATCGTCCGTGAGGGTGAGTCGCGAAAATATCCGGTCAATCTCGATGTCAATGAGGAGGAGGCAAAGAGAAAAATTGCGGGGGTCCGGTCCGAGGCTGAAAAGAAACCCGATCTCAAATATGCGTCGGCGTTTGAGGAAAATCTCGCGGAGGTCAATCGACTTGCGAAAGAGACAGGCGCGGGGATTGATCAAGATCTCACAGAGGAGTTCAAAAAATTTGAGTATGTGCTCGTCGAGACAAAGGACGGTCTCAAGGAATTTAAATTTCCGAGAGAGGTCGCAGATGAGGCACAGAGAACAAAACAGGAAATTCAACTCACGAAAGAACAACTTGAGGACCTCAAAATCGCGGCTGAACAGACGGGGGTCCCATTTGAAACACTGAAACAACAAGCACTCGCAGTCGAGGTCCCGGCGGAGACGACCGAAAACGTCAAACAGATTTCGGAAAGTGCAAAAGAGGGAACGATCTCGATGCGGGAGTTACAGGCGGCAATCGACGTCATCGTCGCAAAGGGAATCCGAATCAAAGTCCTGATCGAGAATTTCGAGGAGGTCACTGCTCAACTGGCTCAACTCACGAAACCGGAAACAAAAGAGGTCACGGTCCGAATCACGGAGGAGAGGACTGCGAGGACTGGCGGACTCATGGAAAGAATGATGTCTTTCGGTGGAAAACTCGCGGGATATGGTGGAGGAGATCGGATTCGTGCGATGCTTGAGGCGGGTGAGTTCGTCGTGCGGAAAGAGGCTGTCCGAAAATACGGGGTCGGGTTTATGCACATGGTCAACTCGATGTCGCTCAATATGCAGAAAATACCGGGGATGCTCGCGGCACAACTGGGAGGGATGATCCCTCCGACTCCCCGATATCAATATCAGACAGGGGGGACCGTCACGGGAGGTCTCAATGTTGATGATCTCGGAGTCGTCGAACTCCGGGTCGGGAATCAGGGTTTCCCTGTCATGTCAACGAAATCCACAATGGAGGAGTTGAAAATTGCACTCCGGCGAGGAGAACTTTTGAGGAGCAATTAAAATGTCAATCACACTCGCGGGAATCTCACTCCCCGATCTGGTCATTGAGGATGAATACGCACAAGCGGGGGTCCGCTCAGTCGTCGAGTTCTCTCTCGGAGGTCGTCCGATAATATGGGAGGATCTCAGGTATGGAAAGACAATCGATCTCGTGGGGACGGGGGACACGGGATGGATCGACCGGAGCACACTTGAGCAACTGCAATCGATTGCAAACATCCCATTACAGGAATTTACTCTCGATTATGAGGGGGAACTCAAAAGTGTCAGATTCAGACAGGAGGACCCTCCCGTGATCTCTGCGACACCGATCCTCCCTCGACCGAACCATGTTGACGGGGACTGGTATGCGAACGTCAGAATCAAATTGATGGAGGTCTAAAATGGCAGTTCAAGCATCCGATATCAAATTTTTGAAATCTGTCACCGTGACGGACACAGGCGTCAACGGAGGCAGAAAAGGTCAGGTCGAGGTCGTCTCAGGCGCGAGACACAATTTGTTTCCTCGCGTCACAAAGGCGGAGAGGACTGCGGGTGTGACGCGATATCGAAAAGAGTTCTGGACGAATCTCAATGCGGACGATGATATCGCTTATGACGTGATCCTGTTTCTCGAATATCCGTCAAACGGGGGGGATCGGTATTATATAGCAGAGGGAGAGCAGAATGACACACAGTCTGATATCCTCGGAACTCCCCCGATGTGGATGGGAGCAGGGACCCTCAATTCTGCTCTGTCCGGCGGAGAAACTCAGGTCGAAATTTTGATGGAGAACGACGATTTCGAGTTTGAACCGGGAGGATTTTTGCACATCGCGAACAAGATCCTCAATTCTCAGACAATAGATTCCGGCGTTCAGGTCGGCGACTCTGTCGAGGATGTCGCGGGAACGTGGACAAAAATCGCGAATCAAACGGATATTACATATCCTTACGGAATTTATCTCGGATCGGACTCAGTCCTCTCCGAACACGGATCGGCGACGGAGGAGTTTCTTGAAATGCAGACAAACCTCGTCACCGATGAGGACATCGGAACCGGGGACGGGAGCACGAGCAATCCTCCCCTCACAGATCTCGCCTCTGTCACGAATGGTCTCGTGTTACAAGATGAGTTCAAACCTGTCGTGACAACCGTCTGTGGTGGAACGACTCGGACGGTTTATATCGAACCGGACGGGACTTGCTCCGGTTATTGTTCGGCGGGTGAGATCAATCCTGACACGGGGGTGTGGGTCACGGACATCGTCTGGACGACTCCCCCGGATGACACTGAGGACATCCTGATCACTTACTATGATAAAAATTACTCATACACGGGAAATGTGGTCGCGGTTGATCTCGTCGATTCCGTCGCGAATCCCTATGCTGTCGCGAACACGATTGCGGGGGGTTGCCTCCGGGCGGGAGATACCGGACCGGAGGTCACGGGATGGACGGAGGTCAGTGCATCGGGAACCTTTGACGAGAGCACATATCCTCTCGTCCTATACAATGACGGGGTCGAATATGATGTGTGGACGGTCACTTTCACCTCGGCAACTGCTTTCACTGTTTCCGGTCTATACAACGGAGGTGTCGGGTCCGGGGTCGTGACGGCAAACTTTGAACCGATCAATCCGAATACAGGCGAACCGTTTTTCACTCTCGATTATCGCGGATGGGGTGGGATATGGGCGTCGGGTGACACGGTTCAGTTCACGACTCTCCCCGGAGCGGTCCCCGTGTGGTGGAAAGAGGTCGTCCCGGCGGCGACGGCACAGGAACCGGACAATCTCACAATTTTGGGATGGTATGCTGAATAATGTCTCTCCTGCTATTATTCAAAGGGGCGGGAGTTCAAGCACTCTCGGTCCGACATAACTCATTCGGAGAACAGGCTGTCGATGCACTCCCGGTCGGGATCGGACCTCAGTCGATTCAAGCACTACTCGGAGAGATTGCGGGTCGAAATGCGGGGATTCATGCTTTATATCAGGTCATCTCCGGGGATGGTGCACAGGCTGTCGAGGTCCTGAAACAAACGATCAATGAGCGGGATCTCGTCTTTCGCGTTCAGAAATTGTTACAGACAATCGGTGACATCGGGATTGAGTTTCAGGCGTCGAACTGGGACATCTATCTCGACGGATCGAATATCAAGGGACTCGTCGTCTCCGCTGAAATCGAGATGGATGAGAACAGTGTTCACAATCAACTCACTCTCACCTCAATCAGTCGTGAACTTTTCCTCCGGGCTGATCCCTATGTCAGACAGGGGACCGCGAGACTTGAGGTTCATATCGGTGCGAGGGTGGTTTATTTTCTGCTTGAGGAAAGAGAGGGGAACGAGATCGAGTTCACATTATGGGGGAGGAGTGCATCGGCAAGGGATGACGTCCCCTATATCGACACCGTTGATGTCGCGAACGAGATCCCAAAATCCGCAAAAGAGACGGCGGAGGAGATGCTCTCGGTCAATCCTATCGACTGGCAAGTTTATGATATTTATGGACGAGAACTCGACTGGGTCCTCCCGGACACTTATGAGTTTTCGGGAGATCCACTTGAGGGAGTTCAGGAGATTGCGAGTTCTGTCGGAGCGGTTGTTCGGTGCAAAGATGACGGAACGATCCTCGTGCGGAATCGATATCCGGTCCGTCCTGTGAACATGCCGTCGAGTGTCGCGGATATCAGTTTTGATCGACAGACGAATCTCATCGCTCTCAATTATATGGAGGAGAGAGGATCTGGATATAATGTCGTTGAGGTGTATGGATATGCTCCCGACAACCTCGAACCGGAGATGGAACTTGAGGAGAGCGGTCCGATAATCGGCGATGACGTTCACGTTCGGGTTTACTGGGAGGGATCGGTCCCGTCTGTCGTTCAGAGACTTGTCACCGATGGTCTGATTGCATATCAGGGAGTCTTTACAGAATCAAAAACCGAGATCATTCAGTTCAAGAGAGGATCAGGGTCATCGTCGAAACCGATCAAAACTCTTGACTCGTTTGAGTGGTTCGGGACTGACGGCGGCACTCCGAACACATCGACGGCGTCGAAACAGATCACGATTGATGAGGATTTCGCTGTCGGTCGGTTTACTTATACGACAGAATATCGTCGATATAGACTCCATTCTCACTATGTCGAGGTGTTGCTCGATGTGCTGATCTATTCAGGCGCGACAGATTCGTCGGTCCGGGTGAGGATGAATGATGGGAGCATTTTTGCTCCGAGCATCTCAGACGGACTGCTCACATCATGGGTCGCGGCACTGAGCAGAGGGGCGGCATATCTGGACGAGGTCCGATATACTCAAAAGGTGCTCGATATCCGGGTCCCCTATGACGAACTGATCCGGGATGGGATTCTCATCTATGTCAACGATGCGGAGATTAACTGTGTCGGAAACTATCATGTCAATTCGGTGCGGATATTTTTCACCGGACCGCAGATCGTGTGTGAATTAACGGTCACTCAACCTCAGGTCGTGTAATATGGCATACAATCTCATCAATGCACTTTTAAAAGAGAGAATCGAACGACTCGGATTCAATCAGAGAAAACGAATCGCGACTCAACCGACGGGTGAGGTCGTCAACAAGATCTCGGAAAGTAAAAAAACATATACGATCTCAATCGCGGGGAAAGAGAGGAAAGTCAAGTCGGCAATCGCACAGGACCTCGAAGTCGGAGCGAGGGTGATTCTCGTCTCGACTCCTGAGGGATATTATATTGTCGGATCTGAGTCATCGAAAAACAGAGACATCCGGGAGGTCGTGATCAATGGCTGATAAAATATTGACAATCAGGTTCACCGATCCCTCCGTCTCCCCGGATGCTTTCCTCGAACTGGAACTCGACGAGGAGTTGAACGACGGGAAAACAGAGTTCGCTCCGGGGGAGTCGGCGTTCATCCGGGTCAAAAGATATCCGAGGGATATATACACGATGTCGCGTTCTGCGGGAGACATCGTGCGGACTGCGGTGAACACATATCAGGCGATCACTGACGAACAGGTCAAGTTTTGCTATGAAAAAGAACAGGACCTCGATGATCGACCGGACTCTCCTGTATCTTACGACTGGATCGGTCGAGATCCGGGGATCATTCCGACAATCGACGGAAAGACGATTCAGTTTTCATCCGAGGTCGTCGCGATCATGTCGGTTGATTATAATTATTTATATGATCGGTGGAAATTGCACAATATAAGTCACGACGGTGATGTTCTCGTCGTGGCGCGGATGGGGGAGCAAAAGGCGTGTCTCACGGTCAATTTCGGCGGAGGCGTCTCGGAGGTCGAGGAGTATGAGTTACTCGTCAAGGATTATTGCACGGACCTCGCGGTCCCGTTCGCGACAGTTTTTCTCGACGACGTCGAAATCGGTCGGACGAACACACAGGGAATCATAAATCTCGGAGATCTGGTCCGGGGATCGAGTCACACAGTCCGGGTCGTCAAGTCTGGATATATCCCATCCGATGAGGACGCTCTCAGGAATGATGAGTTCACTGTCCCGACGGCGGAGGAGTGATGACGACACAACTCACAGTCTGGATCTGTCCCGAAACGCTTGAGCGGTCATTATATTTTGACAGTCTCGATGATCTGCGGGATGGGATCGAGGTCGTCGAGGACTTTTTCGGACCGGATCGTGTGGAGATGGACATCATGCCGGAATCCCTCCCCTCAGATTGTCCGGCTGTCCGTCACGGCAGATTCGTTCTCACGCTCGATCCTGATCCCCGTCCGATGGTCTGCGAACCGTTTTGTCATTATTATGCAAACGAACCGGAATCGATGATCTCGATTTACTGGGGGGAGTTTGAGTCATGGATCATTATCGAGTTCAGGAATCCTGATCATTGTCAGTGGATCTTGTCTCAACTGATTGCTTATGGTCCCCTCGAATGTCAGGGTCCCGGAGACTGTCCTCTTGTGCTCGTTGAGGTCGATGCTCCCGGAGAGATCCCGGAGAACAAAGCGGATGCACACTCCGGGGGAGGGACGACGATCTATCAGGTCACTCAAAATCAGATCGTCCCCGGCATGAAAATTCAACTGACACATTTTTTCTATAATGGGTCGAACACTGAGAGATATGATCCCGATTTCATCTATTATGTCTCCCCGTGCTTGACAGGCGGGTTGATCACTGCGGTCAATGGTGACTATGACGATCCGAATATCAGTTTCACTGTCGAAGTCCTCGGTCGGACGGTCACTGCATATCCGTCGGACTTTGTCACTTATGAGGTCGGGGACTGGGTTTATATGGTTAAAACTCCGGGAGTGACGGAGACATGCAGGGACACGGCACGAGATCCGAATGATTATTTTGCTCCGAATCTTGAAACTCCATACACGGGACAGTGGACGATCCTCCCGATTGAGATCGGTCCTTATGGTCCTCAGGAGGTCCTCTTTCCATAATGGTTGACAGACCTCATCAAAATATAAAATTTCTGCTCGACGAGGTGAACGAGGTTCACAGGACGACTGTCGTCGTGGGAACGATCACGGCAATCGACACGGTGAACAATGACGCGACGGTTGAGACTGCGGAATATGGGACACTCACCGGAGTTGAGTTTCATTATCACTGCGAGGGAGAAACAACTCCGTCCCCCTATGGTCACTCGGCATTTGAAATCGGGGACAACGTGCTTGTGTTGAGCAAAAATGCAATCGTGGACGAGACTCCTGAGAGATGGATCATCGGACATCAAGACGGAAAACCTCGTCGATGTGGCGCGAATTTTTGGATTGATCTGTCCATTGACGGGAATCCCTTAGTTTATGGGGGACAGGCGATTTATATGAAATACACGGACACCGAGGGAGTCGAAAGAGTCGTCGGTCCTCAATATGTTCCCTGTGACAAGGATCGGGTCTCCGAGGGATATACGGAGGGAGTCGTCGGAAATTTCTTTTTACAGGCGATTGACTATGACGAACCTGTGTTTCTCGGTCTCGGCAGAGTCCGTGCGATCTCTCCGGGAAATTCAAAACTGCTCGATGAGAGTCATCCTGATTTTCCCTTTTCTAATTTTAGCGACAAGGACCTCGATGACAACTGCAACGAGACCGTCAATAGATATGAGGGAGACAGGGGTGAAATTTCCGGCACGGTTCGGACAAATTATAGATACGCAGGACTTGAGTTTATGTTCTGTTATTTTGAATATGGGGGAGACGATGATATCATCCCATTTACTGTCACTTACGATGCTACAAGCGGCGGCACGAGGACTGTCGGCTATTATTACGGCATGAATCAAGAATGGTTGCAACCGGGATGTCAGTGTGGTGAATTTACAACCTCGTCACTCCCCTCTGGAAATGGGGTCTGTACTCGGAACGTCGATTCTGCTCTTTCTCTCATTGATATTATATGGGATGAGATCTCATGGTCAAGTTTTATCGATGGTCTGTCATATCGCACACTCGTGATCCCTCCCGGACATCCTGACGAGGGGGAGACGAGGTCGATCCCGGTCGTCACTTATAACTGGAATCTCGGACTCAAAGTGAAAGAGCATTATACGTCTGAGTGGTCCGCGATTTACGATCCTTATGGTACACTTGAGGGAGAGGAAAGAGGTTATTTCTACGGGAACGCTTTTTTCCCCGACACGATATGGGACGGATCAAATGAGGCTTATAATTATGGAAATAATCTCAGATTAACTCAATTCTGGAAAACCTCTGTCCAGTCGGTCAACGGGTGCTCAAATATTGCTGCCGACAACTATTTTTGGCCCGATGGGTCGTGGACTTGTGCACCCCCTCTGGAAACGGGATCTCTTGTGTGGGACCCCCCGGATTCCGGTAAATGGTATATTATTGTAAATGACAACGAAAGTCCTCCGATTGATTTCGGAGAGTGGATCATGGGTCCGAATGAGGGTGTGTCTTACACGGCTCATGTAATACCGGGGAGTCCTACGATCACCGGAATTGAAGCAAAGAGGATCAGGAATGGACGAGTCAGAATGGTGGACACTCCGACATATTGGTTTTAAACAAGGGAGATGAAAAATGGCTGAACAAGCAATCAGAGTCAGTGATGACAGGACGGGCGACTATGTCGCGACACGTGATGCCTATGAGCAGGACGCAGAATCCCTCGACAGGGTGATTCAACTTGTCGATCTCGCATATCGTCAGGTCACACTCAACGAGATCCGGGGGATCGGAACTCCCATTGATGCGGCGGACGGTGTCGATCTGTCGAGTCTCCCGTCCGAACTCACCGACAATCTCGTTGAGATGGGAGACAAGCGGGTCCTAATTGTCGAGGCACTGCATGACGCAAACGACGGGGAGGTCCTGATCACTCCTGTCGCTGTCAATGAGTCAAATGAGGCGTCAGAGACAAATGTCGAGTTGATCGGCACATATAACACGGGACATAAATCGGCATACACGGACGACGGCGGGTCAACCTATAACTGGGGGAGTTCGATCAATACATTTTTCACGGGTTTTTTCGCGAGCAATTATGAGTATCGATCAATAGGTCTGTGGGAGATCACACTCCCGGTCCCGGTCGATGATATCACACGGGTCGTTCTCAAACTCGTTGACGCGATTGACGATGCGGCAGACAATCCGACAAATATGAGAATTGCTCTGCTCGATGTGGACGATGCCTCACTCCCGGCGGACCCGGATGATCTGTTTTCGGGACTGTCGCTCAAGACTCCGGTCAACTGGGATTCTCGATATTATCTGGACGGGGTGACGTCCTTTATTAATTCAAACGGTCGGGACGAGGTCGCAGATATCACGACTCCGTTCAAAGAGGTCGTCAGTCGTGCGGGATTCGCGAACGGAAACAATGTCGGGATTTTGTTTTATTCGGCGGCATGGGAGGGATCTGCGAAAGACGTTCAACCTTATGCAAAACCGGGAGGTCTCTCAAATGCTCTGATCGTGATGGAATATACCTCTCTCGATCAAAACAATTATTCAATCCTCCCGACGAAATCAACTGCGATGGGGACTGCGAAATTCGTCGATTCAAACGGGAAATATGTCTCACCTCTGCTCGCGTGGGATGTTTACGGTGCAAAAAAGGTCGGTCTGCATGTCACGGAGATCAACGGAACGAGCAACAAAGTTCAACTGAGAGCGGGGGTCATTTAAGAGGAGGTCGAAAATGCTCGACACTGGAAACAATAGTGTCAGATCCGGCGAGGTTTATGTCGATCCGACAGTCGCGGAGATCCTCGACACGATCACGACTCTTGAGTCAAAAATCGACACAATCGATGCGAATGTTGACACACTGACGACGAATCTCGCGAGTTTACAGTCCGACGTCGATGCTTTACAGACGGCGGTTTCAAACTTGCAATCGACAGTCGATTCCATCGAATCCGACGTCGCGGATCTGCAAACTGACATTGACGCGATTCAGGCACAACTCAATGAGATCGAGGCAAAACTCGACGAACTGCTCGGTGAGACATCCCCCTCACCGTCACCGAGTCCGTCACCGAGTCCGAGTCCGAGTCCGTCGCCGTCACCGTCTCCGAGTCCGTCACCGAGTCCGAGTCCGAGTCCGTCGCCGTCACCGAGTCCGTCGCCGTCACCGAGTCCGAGTTGATAGGGGGGATCGATGGTTGATCGTGGATGGACAAAGGTTTTCGGAATCGGACTTTCAAGAACTGGGACGACGTCTTTGTCTCATGCTTTTCGGATTTTGGGATTCAGTGCTGTTCATCTCCCGGTCAATGTCAAGGCAATCGATGAGGCGGACTTTTCAGATGATCTGTCCGTGACGATGCGGTTTCGGTGGCTTGATCAAAAATATCCGGGATCGAAATTTATCCTGACGACGAGGGAAAAATCGGAATGGTTGAAAAACTGTCGGGAGTTCTTTTCGACGAAACCTTTTCCAAAGGGACCGAAAACCCGGAGATGGACGATCTATGTTCACAATCGAGTTTATGGCTGTCGATGGTTCGATGAGGAGGTGTTTTTTGATGCGTGGGATCGTCATGAGGCTTATGTTCGATCATATTTCAGAGACCGTCCCGGAGATCTCCTGATCATGAACATTTGTGCGGGGGATGGATGGGAAAAACTTTGTCCATTCATCGGGGTCGATCCTCCGGGGGTCGCTTTTCCTCATGTCTGGAAAATTCAACAAGTTCGGAAAATGTATTCAAAATGAGAGACACCACTCTTTCGACAGTAATTGCTCCTGATCATCTGCTCTCTCCGGCAACGCGAAAGGGGGTCCTGAAATATGCGGCGGATCTCCCGTGGATGGTGGGGATCTCTGATCCTGTCAACTGGCAAGTGGAAACTATCGGACACAAAAGACTCAATGAACTTTACAAGATCGGGACGAAATGGGTTTTTTGTCTGGACAGTGATGACGAACTGATCGGACATTTTCCCGATGACATGAGCGGATTCGAGGATCTCGATTTTCTTTTATTCTGGTCGATCCGTCATGATGGAGAACAAAAGAAACTCATCAAAGGTCGGGGATGGACGCAGTCGGCGACGGCTCGTGTGCTTTTCAAGACTGATTTTCTGATCTCGATCCTTGAGGAGTTCGTGGAAACTCCCCTTGTCCGGGAGGATCTGTTCATGATGTGGAAAGCACTTGAACGGGGACGACTTGCATATATTCCGAGGTTCATTCTCAAGAAACACGGGACTCGGTGCTCTGCGGATGAGTGGTTCAGGAAACGAGCACAGAATGAACCGAAAAAATGGTCCCGGATTTTCAACAAGGAAACGAACGCGAGATTCAATCAAAAGATTCAAGCGGCGGAGGTGTCCGGGTGATATTGCACAAAGTCATCACTCCCGGTCTGTCAAAAGGTGCTTACAATGCGACACTCGCAAAGGTCGGAGATCGGATGTGGATTGCCTATCGCAAAGACGAGGACGACTGGGGACTCTGTGGTTCAATTTATATGGGACCCCTCGATATGCGGACTCTGAGAGTTCGGAGAGAGTTCAGGGTGATCAAAGGGGCGGAGGACCCTCGGTTTTTTTGGTTCAATGGTCAGTTATATCTCGCCTATGTTGACTCCCCTCCCGGACGAAACTCTTTTGTTTTTGCTCAGATGGGATATTGCAAGGTCAACGCAGTCAGGAAAGTCTCCGGGAAACAGATTGTCAAGACTGGCAAACGCACAGAGAAAAACTGGACATTTTTTGAATATAACGGACGTTTAATGGCTCATTACATGGTCACACCTCAGATCGTCTTTGATGTGGAGACTCGTGAACAGTGGAGATCTCCGGGGATGAACGAATGGGTGTGGGGATGGGCGCACGGGGGGACATCTCCGATCAGAATTGACGAGGGATATCTGTGCTTATTTCAGAGTCATTTATGGATGCCGAAACACAGAGCGACACCTCATTTTCTCCGGGCGATCAATCGGGTTTATTTCGTCGGTGCGATGCTATTCTCTGCGGAACCTCCGTTTCAGATCTTGAAATACTCAAAGACTCCGATTGAGTTCGGCAAATGGCATATTTTCCCTTGTGGTCTGGTCAGAGACGGAGAGGACCTCCTGATCACTTACGGCATGAACGATGCCGAGATTATGTTTCAGAGGAGAAAATTCAAAGATGTCCTCGACTCGATGTCACCGACGGTCGAGGAGATGGTTTTCATCGATGCAAATTGATGCAGTTTATCCATATTGTCGGTCAACCTCATACTGGGGGGAGGAGTTGAAATATTCTCTCCGATCCCTGTTCAAGTACTTTGAGGATCTGCGAAATGTCTATCTCATCGGAGAGAGGCGTCCTGAGTGGTCGGGAGATCTGAATCTGATCCCTGAAAGAGGATGGGTCGGGGGAGCACAACAAAGAAACCGTCTGATCTCGGAAAAACTGCTCAAGGCGTGTTTTGTGGACGATGTCAGTGATCCGTTTTTGTATATGTGCGATGATTTCTATCTCATGAAAAAGACAGGGATCAAAGAGGTCTCGCGGAATTATGCTCTCGCAGATCTCACAGACTCGGAGATCCCGACGAGACTGAAAAAGGGATGGACCTCGTTTTTTTGGAGAACTGTTCAGGCTCTCAAGGGAAAGACGGATCGGATATATAATTATGAAACACACGTCCCGAAACTGGTTCACAAAAGTTTTTATGTTGACATCGTGACGAGATATGGAACGTCACACGGTTTCAACTGGGAGACGTTATATTTCAATCACTTTTTTGACGGACAGGAGGCGGAGATTCATGATGGATGGGTCGCGGGTTTCAGTAAAAAATTGACTCAGAGGGAGATCCTTGAGATAATACTGTCACCTCACGTTCAATTCATGAATCACAACGACAAAGGTCTCAACGATGATCTGATTCAAGTTATCACTGAGTTGTTTCCACTGAAATCGAGGTTCGAGAGATGATCGAAATTCTGAGATCAAAAAAAGAGATTGACGATGCTGTCAGATTTTTGAAATCAAAAAATTTGCCAGTTCACCGGGACAGATTGAAAAACTGGGATCTGTCGAAATTATATCAGATCCTTGAGGGGAGACATCGAAACGCTCCGATCCTCGATGTCGGTTGTTGGATGCTCGCAACTTTAAAGATGCTCCGTGCGATGGGATTTCGACGAATGTTCGGGATTGATAGATATGACGATGTCTCGAAATTCACGCAGGACAAGAAACAGAATTTCGCTCGGATTCTCAGGGGGAGGTTCGAGGACAACTCTTTTCGCGACAAGATGTTTCGGTTCGTCACATGCGTCTCGGTGATTGAACACGGAATTGCTGTCAATCAGTTTTTCAAGATCTGCGAAAGACTTATTAAACGGGAGGGACTGCTTTTTATTACAACTGATTACTGGTCAAAAAAGATAAACACAACCGAACTCAATGGTCTCCCGTGGACTATTTTCGACCGGAATGAACTCAAAGAGATGGTCACGATTGCGAATCAAAGTGGATTCACACTTTTGTCGAACAAGGAAATCCCGCGAGTGGGTCGTCCCATTGTCAGGGTGAATGATCTGAATTATACTTTCGCGATGCTTGTTTTTGTGAAAAATTAAATGGAGGGAGAGGAGTGAAAATGTCAAATATAATTCAGATGCTTGTTCATAGGAAACCGTCAAAAAAGGCGGATGATCTCGCGTGTGAACTGGGACAGACGAGTGAGCATTTAACAAAACTCAGGGAGTTGACGAGTCAACTCAAGGGGGTCCCGGCGTCAGAGATTGTGGGGTCATCAATCGGTCCGTCATCCTATACGATGCAGACTGACAGGGGAGAACAGTCCGAGATTCAGGTTTTTCCTCTATACTTTGACGGGATTCTCAGAATCGAGAGGTCATTGATTCCAAAGGGACACAGGCTCAAAACTCACTACCATGAGGGAGAGATTCAACACATCTCCGTCGTTCGAGGCAGTGCATCAATCAAGATGTGTCCTCCGGGGGGTCAGGCGAAAATTTACACTGTCGCTCAGGGTCGTTCAATCTATGTCCCGTCAAAGACACCTCATAATTTTCAGGCTATCGAGGACTGTTATATCGTAAGTGTTTATATGCCTTGTCCGCAAAGTGAGAGAGGACTGCTCCGGTCGAAACCTATTGTCACCGAGGCACGGTTCGAGGACGAGGATTGAATGAGATGCCGGAAACGAACGGGTGGACAGAATGGGGACGTCATGTCCTGTCTGAACTTGAAAGACTCAACGGTTGCATCGAGGCTCTCAGTACGAGACTCCGGGAGTTTGAGATCGAGCAGACGATTCTCAAGGTCAAGGCGGGAATGTGGGGTCTGGTCGCGGGTTTCATCCCGGTTGCAGTCACGATCCTGATCATGTTTCTCAGTGGGAGTCTGAGGTCGATCACGACTCCGTCGGAATCCCGAAAAGTCGCGGAGTCTGAATATCTAAAGATAGAAAAGAGAATTGATGAACTGAAACAGGAGAACGAAAAACTCAAGAGGCAGATCGAAAGACTCGATGTCAGACATGCGGAACCTCCGGGTCAAAAATAGTGCACACGTGTTCACGGGGGAACGATGCTCAGAGACTTACACACACAAAATTTCAGGCAGGGAAACGACGGGGTCCTTTATTTTTATGATGATTTTCGGGATAAATGGCTCAGTGACACAAAAGTTTTTCTGTTCGGTGCGAACCACAAGAAAATCAGACCTCCGCGATATCTGAAAATCGACGGGGGTGTTGTTTCAAATAATTGCGGATATCGGATTCCAAGGGATGCCACAATCACAGGAGTGACAGTCGAGTTCAAGTCCTCTGCAAGTGGAACATTTCAGATTCTCGTGTTTCGCAGTCCGTCCGAGGTCATGGTGTATCAGTTCTCGGTGATCGGCGAACGTGGCGATGTCTTTGTCACCGATGTCGATATTAACGAGGATGACGTGCTCCGGTTGAAAATGACATCGGGGGAGGTCGATTATCCCGTGATATCGGCGGAGATTGCGTGGAGAATTTAAAACATTATATGAGGAGGGTTGAATAATGGCGATGTGGACAGTGATAATCAAAAACAGTTCAGGAAGTGATCAGGCGATTGAGGATCTCGGAATCACAGTCCTCGATGCAACACAGATCACATTTTCAGATTCATTCACTTTTCCCGAAATCGCAGAATCCGACGATCTCCGTGCTCTGGTTCAGTCAGGGGATCTGGTCGTCAATGACGGGTCCTCGGATCTTTCTGCGGCGGACGGTGTGAATTTCCTCACACTGGATCAGAAACAAAACACGCTCGCGACATTTTACACAAAGACACAACTGCAAACATCCGGTCAGGCGTCCGTTGACTGGGACAATATTCAAAATGCTCCATCGTTCGGGTCCCCGACGTGGCTTGATCCGGTTCAATATCGTGTCCTCGATATTTCGGCGTCACCTCCGGGAGGAGCACAAACCGGGGATGTTTACGTGGACACCGATGACAATCACTATTATAAATATAATGGTGTTTCATGGGATGATCTCGGAGCGGCGTCAACGGGTGATCGTGTCATCAACCTCGCGAACGCAAATGAGGAGATTTACACTTTCGGCGGCTCAACGTGGTCGGCGGAGGGGGTCAACTCTGACAATGATGCAGTCGTCGTCAACGACGATGGGGACGGCAAACAGGCTCAATATATCTATGACACGACCTCCGCCTCGTGGAAAAAAATCGGCGACGTCGATTTCGGCGGACACCTTGACGGAGGGGCGAGCAAACATGACGCCTCTGAGATTGATGTCGAGGGGACATATACCTATTTGAGCACGACTGACCTTGAGTCGGTGATCAGTGAGATTGACACGGAGATCGGAAATCTATATTCGGCAATCTCCGCGATATCTGGAAACACTCTCGATGAGGCTTATGACGAGGGAGGCGCGGGAAACGGACGGGTCATCAATGCAGATGCCGGATCGGTTAAAATTGACACGGGATCGGCGACAAATGCTCCCTTTGAGATCGTCCCGAAAGCATCTCTCCCCTCGACAGGACTCGCGGACGGACAACTCGCGGTCAAGTCCGGGATTCTCTGCATTTACGATGCGACTCGTGCAAAATGGCTCTCGGTTCAAAGGGTCATGGTCGCGTTCGGGAAAAAAGGCAGGTCAAAAGATCAATATCTCAATCACTACGGAGGGGACATTCAGTCGAATCTCTCCGGTCTGCGGATGCTCCGTGATGCGACGATTGTCGGGATCTCCGGTCAACTCAATGCGTCCGGGACAGTCGATTTCAACGTCCGAAAAAACGACGTCGCAACGGACATCCTGACATTGTCACTCTCTGCGGTCGTCGGTGCTCAAAATGCGGCGGCGAATGTTGATCTCTCTGCGGGAGACTTTTTGCAGTGTTACATTGACAATGTCGCAAATGTTAGATCCCCCGTCGCACTGGTCGAAATTGCGTGGAGACCGTAAGATATGACAACGATCATCGCGAAAAATCCCGGCGGGTCCGATATCGGAATTGAGGATCTCGGACTCGTCGTGAAAGCAGGAGAGCAACGGAACCTCACGGAACTGTTTTCTCTCGACGATATCACTCAATCTGAGTCTTTGAAAACTCGTGTTTCGGCGGCTCAGATCGTGATTAACGATGGAACCTCGGATCTCTCGATCTCAGATGCTCTCGATCATCTTGACGTTCAAACTGAATGGGAGGATCTCGGACAGGACGAATCGATCACGGCAGATCGAAACGTCGAGGGGGGTGTCGCGGACAGTGTCTATCTCCCCTCTCAAGTAGTTGACGGAGGCGATGCAAATGGCTGATAAAATTCAGATCAGACGTGACTCGGCGGCGGACTGGACCTCAGTGAATCCGGTCCTCGCGGACGGTGAGATCGGGATCGAGCAGGACACGAAAAAGATCAAGATCGGGGACGGTGTCACTGAATGGAACTCGCTCTCATACTGGTTCGAGACAAGTTCGGTCAACTGGGGTGACATCGTCGGAACGCTGTCGGATCAGACCGATTTACAAAATGCACTCGACGGGAAAGCGGACACCGTTCACACTCATGTCGAGGCGGACATCACGAACCTCGACAAGTACACTCAAGCGGAGGTCAATGCTCTCATCGCGGCAATCAATGAGGGGTGGGTCATTTCGGCGACTGCTCCGTCCTCCCCGACAGATGGTCTCGGATGGTACAATACGAGCAACGGTCTTTTGTATATCTGGAATAACGATTTCGCGAAATGGCTCTCGGTTGATCGGGAGGTTTTCGTTTTCAACCGTGGTGGATCGGTTGAGAACGGATATCTCAAGATCGGCGATGCTCTCGGTGCGGGTGTCGGATATCCACTGATCCGGGATGGAACCATTGTCGGGGTTGTTGCCTCGGCGACTGGCGGATATACTGACAAAGAATTTCAGATCATGGATGACGGGACTCCTGTCCTGACATTTAATCTGTCAAATTTTGAATATAAAAATTCAGGACTTGATATCGATCTGACGGTCTCGTCGAAATTGCAGACATTTGCAACCGATGAATCCGGGGGACCGTCCTCGTGGTGGGATCTTGATTATAATTATCGAAAGACACTCACAATCGATCACACAAAAATCCCCGGCACTGCGGATCTCACCGATTTCATCCTGTCTGTGGATATTACAGACGGCGATCTGACAAAGGCACTCGCGAACGGATATGATCTGGTATTTATCGCGGAGGACGATGAGACTGTCCTCCCCTATGAGCGGGTTTACTGGGATCAGTCAACCGGGGAACTGGTCGCTCATGTTAAAATCTCAACGGTTTCTCATGATCTGGACACTCCGATCCGTCTTTACTATGGGAACTCGTCTGCGGCAAGTGATCCGTCAGATCCGGCGACTGTGTGGTCTGATTATATTGCAGTGTGGCATTTTCAGGAGGAGATCACGGGGTCCGGCGACTCTGTCGCAGACTCAACCGAAAATGGAAATGAGGCGACTGCGGTCGGGATGGACCCGTCAGACTGGGTCGATGGTCGATTCGGCAAGGCACACGATTTCACAAATGCGGGAGGTGATTATTATGACATTACAGATGCAACTCTCGCAACGGATCTCAACGGAGCGTCAGAGGTTCAGGTCCTCGCTCTGTTCAATATCTATTCGGTCCCTCATGGAGACGATGCGGGTTTTTTCAACCGTGGCGCGGACTCAAACAATCCTCAAATAATGTTCGGACTCGATGGAGGATCGAATCCGGTCAGAATCAACTCTCGGTTGACTTTGACTGGCGGATATAATCGACATGACGATGTCGGTGTTTCGACGGGGTGGCATGTAACACATTTAAGATACAAGAACGGAGAAAATAAAAGAATTTATCAGGACGGGTCTCAGATCGGCAATCATGGTGCATCCGGGACGATTGTCGGCGAAACGGGAGTCGGTGCGAGAATCTGTCGGAGACTTGGATCTGACACACGAGGGATCGAGGATGTCATTCTCGATGAACTGAGAATCAAAAAGACGGCAACGACTCCCGAACACATCGAGGCGGAGGCAAATAATTTGCTTTCTCAATCGACGTTTTATTCACAAGGACTTGAGGAAAATGTCAGTGACGTCCGGTTCACGGAAAATCCTATAATTCAAATTATTGTCGCGTGGAGGGGATAAAAAATGCTGATTCTCAAAAATGTTTCGGGAGTGGTCGTCACTTTTGATGACATCGGACGTTTGATCGGGGTGGACCGTCAATATGTCGTCCCTCAAAACGAATATGATCTATTCCGTCAGAGTCTCGATGTTGAAAGTGAAATTGAAAGTGGGAATATTCAAGTCGGGACAGGCTCTCAATGGTTGACCGATGTGAAAGAGGGTCTCGTCTTTTTGAAACAAAGATTCGATGACGATTCGGCGATCATCGACTCGGCGGGATCGAGAAAAACGATTTTTCCGGTCATAGTGACAGATCCCTCAACTGGGATTAAGGGTCCGGCTTTTTGGATCAATCTCAATGCGATCCTCCGTGAATTATATAATGATCCGAATAATCCTTTATATCTCGCGGGATTCACTCCGATCCTCGGTGAGACTGGATGGGCGGAGGATCATGCGGCAAGGATTCTCAATCTGGAAACGATCCACAATCCGGGCGGGTGGCATGATGATCAGGTTCAAGCGGCATTGTGGAGACGTCCCCCGGATCTCCTGTTTTATTATGGGTGGCTCAATTCTTTCAATTTCGGGGATAACGGATGGAATAATGAACTTGTCGCACAGGACCTCGCGAAATATGAACTCGTGGTCGTCGGGGATGGGATTCAAGATCCGAGTCATGGGGATTATGCGAACACGTCGGTGATCCTCCCTCGACTGCGAGAACTCAATCCTCGGACAACTCTTTTCGGATATATTCAGACCGATCTCGATTATGACACGGTCATTTCAAAAATTGATCAGTGGGTCACGCTCGGCGTCAATGGTATTTTCTTTGATCGTGCGGGATATGATTTCGGGACGAACCGGGAGGAGTTAAATCGGCGTTTGAAATATGCACACGACAACGGACTCACGTGTTTCGTCAATGCGTGGAATATGGATCACGTCATCGGAACTGCGGACGATGTCTCATATCCGAACTCAACTTTCAATCCTCTGCTCAAGGAATCCGAACTCACACGGAACGACTGGTATTTATTGGAGTCGTTTCCGGTCAATACGCTCTCGTATAGTTCACCGGGAATCAATCCTCATGCTGACTGGGCGGCGAGGGGAAACAAGGCAATCGGACACCGTGAAAATTATGGGGTCCGGGTCGCGGCGGTTTCCATGATCGACAATGGAAACTCCGACGGTCAAGATCTTTTCGACTTTTCGTTCATATCTGCTCTCATGTTTTCTCTCGATGCACACGGATCGTCTGATACAAATTATGGGGCAGGGTCGGCGACGGTCACATTCTGGACACGACCGGACATCGCGGGACTGGGGATTTTATATGATCGAAATCCATCGGTTCAAGCTGTCGTCGGAGATGCTGACAAATATCTCAGATATACTCAAACCGGACGTCTGATTCTCGACTATGGTGCGGGGGTGACAGGCGGGTCAATCGAGGTTCAATGATGATTATCGGACGAAAAGATCAGACAGTCAAAGATGATTTCACGGTCCTTGATCCGGGGGGAGATCCGGTCACGGGATTGAGTCCGGGATCGTTCGGGAAAAAACTCTATAATCCGTCAGGGATTGAGGTGACAGGCTCTCTGACGGTCACGATAGTCGAACTCGATTCCGGCAACTATCGTGTCTCGTTCGTCCCGGACTCAACGGGTCTCTGGTATCTGGTCATAACTCATCCGACATATTTTCCCTCCGGCAAGGGAGGCAGTTTTCAAGTTTTCGACGATGATTTCGACACGCTCGGACTCGATCTTGAGTTTGTGAAACATATTGAGGGGGGACGGTGGAGGATCATCAATAATCAGATGATCTTTTATGAGGACGACAACGTGACGGAGGTCGCGAGATTCAATCTCTTTGATCAGTCTGGATCTCCCTCAGTGGTCAACGTCTTTGAGCGGCAAAGGGTCCCGTGATGCCATATATCGTCACACGTGGTTTCGGCAATCAACACAGAATCGTCACTCGCGGATATGCGGGAATATTTGTCGAGATCAAAGAGGTCGTCACTTGCATTTTCAGGCGAGCGACGATCAAAAAGTTTTTCCGGCGAATAACTGTGGATCGGATTTTCGGGAGGGATTGTCAACGTGTCGATTGAAAACGAATGTATAATTTTTAGGCGTGTCGAGATCCCGGAGAGAGTTTTCCGGGAGGATGAGAAACCTCCGATCCGTCGAGAGGAAATCGAAAATAATTTCCGGCGGGAGGAGATCAAAGTGATTTTCAGGGAGGCTGTCTGTCATGGCACTTGAAAAGTTTGAGAAACAACCGTCGGAGGAGTTCTATATTTACGGATCGATTTTGAATGTTCAAGACGAGACGGAGACGATCAATCTCGCGACGGCACAAGTCACGGCAAAAGATCTCTCCGACGGATCTGACGCAACGAGCATCGTCCTGAACACGGCAACGAAAAAACTCGCGGATGATCCTGACGGGGAATATTCGGACAATATGCTCGGTGTCCTATGTCAGGCGGGAGACGACGGGAAAAAGTATCAGGTCACTTTTTTGATGCCGACGTCGGCGGGTCAGACATTCGAGGTCGATGTTCAAATGAAAGTGAAAGAACTATGAAAAAGACACAGATCATTTGTGGAATCATTGTCGCTCTGATCTCCATTACCGGAGCACTTTTCGCGGTCGATCAGAGATATGCGAAATCCGGGGATGTGAAACTCGTCTCGATCCGACTCGAACTCAAGATATTACAGGACCGACTCAATGAGGTCAATGATCGGATCTGGAAACTTGAGGATCGATATCGTGGACAGACTGCTCCCCCGGAGGTTCGGGATGAGATCCGTCAACTGCGAAAAGAAAAAGAGAAACTCGAACGACAGATTGAGATCTTAATGCGACAACAAACGTCGTGAATGTGCACACGTGTGCACTATCATCGGAGGTGTGCTATGGCAAAGACATTTTCGATCCGAGGGGGAGGTCCCGGTCGCGGAACTCCGAACACATCAATCATCGGAGGACTGGGGATCGGAGATGTCAACCGGACACAGGGAGGCAAAGCTGAAAATCGGTCGGTTCAGGAATTTTTAAAAGGGACATATCCTGCTTTTCAACACACAATCGTCGATCCGGGCGGCGACTGGGTCATTTCCGGGGATGGTATTTATACAAACGAGGGACTATCAAATGTCTGTGCTCATGCCTCTCGTGAACTTGACTCTCCGATCAGTGGGGATTACACACTCAGAGTCAAATTTCGGCGAGGGAGCAAAACGCATCAAAATGCTTTTTTTTGGTTCGGACTCGGTGAGGAGGCGGATTGCTGGTGGAGCGGACTCGTGGCGGATTATGATTATAATTATGTAAGATCCTATCAGGGAGGATCTCCGAATCCATATTTGACATGCGGCGGAGCGGTGGACGGGACGAACTCAATCTCAACCTCAAATTTATCCCATTCTCTTGATACAGATTATTTTATCGAGATGAAACGGGTCGGAGCACAGATCCAACAAAGAGTTTATTCCGATCCCGATTTTTCGGTTCAGGTCGGATCTTTAATAGCACACACATTGACAAGTACTGACACGATGAATTATTTGATGCTCGGTATGAACTACGGTGCAGGGGCGGCATATATCGTTGATATCACCGTCGAGGAGATCTCCCTGACGGTTTAATATAAACTGATCCTGAATCAGACTCGGCAGAGAATCATGACAGGAGGCTCAGATGAAAAAGAAAATTTCCATCCTTACAAATTTCACCGATTTCCATCCGGGATATTCTTTGACTGGTATTGTCAAGGATCAATGCCGGATGCTCACCGAACACGGACACGATGTCTGTGTCGTCGTCTCCGAACAATTCAACGATGAGAGTCGGGGTGAAAAGTTTTTCCGGGAACTGGGGGTCGAGGTTTTTCCGGCTCTACCTCAACCGGATCTTGTTGACTACCGGAGCGAAAAAGAGATCTCCGAGGAGCACAAGGCAGACGTCAAAAAGATCTCACACGTGCTGAAAAATATCCTCCCCGGATCTGATTTCGTTTTCACTCACGATTTTGTTTTCACGGGATGGAATCTCCCCTATGCTCTCGCGTTGATGGAGTCCGGTCGGGAACTGCGGAGGGAGGGACATCTGATAAAATATTTACACTGGATTCACTCTCTCCCGGCTCAGGGTTTTGACTGGTGGAATCTGAAAAGATATGGTCCCGGACACAAACTCATTTATCCGAACAAGACGGACGCTCTCCGGGTCGCGACTGCATATCAGTGCAAAGTCGCGGACGTGAAAGTGATCCCTCACATCAAAGATCTCCGGTCGTTTATGGAGTTCGATCCTGAGACGGATCTTTTGATTAAAAATTATCCGGGTCTCCTGCAATCGGACATCGTTCAGATCTATCCGGTCGGATCGGACAGGCTCAAGGCAAAACATCTCCGAGATGTGATTATTCTTTTTCGAGCGTTCAAAAAAATGGGATTCTCGGTGTGTCTGTGTGTCTGTAACTCATGGGCGACGGGTCGGGAACCTATGCAGGACGTCGAGCATTTTGAGAGGATTGCGATGCGGAACGGACTCACACGTCAGGAGTTCTTTTTCACATCCCGGTTTTCAGAAAAATATAAAACAGGGGTCCCGATCAGAATGGTCCGGGAACTTTTGATGTGCTCGAATGTGATGATCTATCCGACACAGGAGGAGTCATTCGGTCTGATCGGACTTGAGGCGGCTCTCGCGGGGGGATGTCTGGTCGTGCTCAACAAGTCGCTCGACATGATGCTTGAGGTTCACGGATTCTCATCCCTGTTTGTCAATTTCGGATCGTTCGAGGTGAAACCGAAACACGCAGTTTCAGAGCGGGAATATTTTGATCTCGTCGCGGCACTGATCGTCGGGCGGATGAGAGAGAATGAATCAATCAACTGCAAAACTTTTCATCGGCAATTTCACAACTGGGATTATATTTATAATCGACATTATCTCCCGATTTTCGGGGATTCGGAGACATGGGGATGAACTCAGTCGAAAGAAAATTCACTGTCACATCGGAGATGATCGAGGCTTATGGGGACTTGATCGGAGAAAAATATCGCGAGGGACGTCAGGTCCCGAATGGTCTCCTGTGTGCTCTGGTCAATGATACTGTGTGGAGATCTCTCGGTGACAAAGCGGTCTGTGTCTCGATGAGTATCACACACATCAAACCGATCCCTCCCGGCACGGAGGTGACATTCGGTCTGATACTGACGGCGGGATCTGATTCGATGGGACAATACATGCTCACAATCGGATCGGATTCATTTTTCTCAATCGGACAGGTCACGGTCAAGGTGTTTAAATGAGTTATGAGGAGATACAGAGGAGATTTTGCTCGAACTCAAGCGGCGGAGCAAAGGCGGGAGATCGACCGTCCCGGATGGGTCTCCGTGCGATTCGCAACGCTCGCGAATCCTCGCACTTTTTGAGTGATCCGGTTCTCGTGCTCGGTTGTGGGGATGGGACCGAGATTCTCGCGATGCTTGAGACTCGTTTGATTTCGGATGTCATCGGGGTTGAGATCGTCAGGGAACGGGTCAATCGGGGTCGTGAGGCGGGACTGCGGATTCGACGTGGGGATGTCGATCAACTGCTCACACACTCTCTCGGACTGCATGGAAAAAAGTTTGATATTCATGCGTCTCATGTTTTTGAACACTGTCGAAATCTGGACCGTTCAATTTTCAATGTGATTCAATTAATGGGGATCGGGAATCGTGTTTCGGTGTTCACTCCCATCGAACCAAAGGGAACGGGAAACAAGGCGCACTTTTCACCGATCTCGTCACTGGGTTTTTTGTTCGACAAGTTCGCGGACAATCTGTCGTCCGGGTTTTCATTCCGGGTCCTGTTCATGGAATACAGATTCGACCTCGAACTTGAGGGGGTCATGATACTGGAAAAAATCCCATTTAAAAAAGGATGACACATGGATCAGAGCGATTTCAAAAATGTTCTCCTGAAATTTGAGAACGATGTGATCATCCGGGGTGTGCAAGGTGGCAAAATCGGACGGGAGGAGATGGTCCCGGTCAGAAACGGGAAACTGTCGAAACAGAGATTCGGGAAACTTGTCGGTCTCGAAATCGACTGCTCTGTATCCCTCGCGGTTGATTATTATGGACATTTGAAAAAGTCGGCGGGATTTTTCAGGGATGTTCAGGACGCAACTCCCAAAGGGACACAGGCGCGAATGATGAAATCGACCGTCGTCCATTTTGCCTCGATCAAGGTGGAGGATGTCGTCGAACTTGCTCCCGATCTGGTCCCCGTTTTTCCTATCCTGAAACGGGAACTGTTAAAACTCAGAGGATTCAAGGATGAGTGATCTATCAATAATAATTCCATTTTGTAATGAATGGGCGAACATCGCTTTCACGATCCGGGCGATTGCGGAGCAACTGATCGACAAAGTGGATTTTGAGATCATCGCGGTCGATAATTATATTGACGGTCCCGACTGTCGCGAACCGGACAGAGGTCACGATCACATCGGCAAAGACGGGAAAGCAAAAGAGGGACACATCAAACAGGTCTCAAAGTTTTTCGACTGGCTCAAATATGTTAGATATGATGAGCGGTTGAGTCACTGGCAAGCAAAAAACGAGGGAGTCAAACAATCCTCCGGTCGGTTTCTGTGGTTCATGGATGGACACGTGATTCCGTCACAAAACTCTCTCCATGATATGTTCATGTATTATGAGGACGCTCATGTCGATCTCGCGGGGACACTGTCTCTCCCTCTCACATATCAGATCCTCGAAAAACAACGTCTGATCTATCAGATGGATTTCGATGAGGAGACGGCGAAATATCACTATAAATTTATGAATTTCAAAGGACACGACGACGTTTTTGAGGTCCCGGTCATGAGTCTCTGTGGGATGCTTATGACGCGAGAAATCTTTGCTATGCTCGGCGGTTTTCCTCCGACACTGGGGATCTATGGTGGAGGCGAGAACTTTGTCAATTATACACTCGCGGTCATGGGGATCTCAAAATATATCTATCCGTGGGGGACGCTTTTTCATCACGGAGACAAGAGAGGATATAATTATCGCTATGAGGATTACCACAAAAACCGGATGACGGCAGTCTATATGCACTCCGATGAGGCAGAGGCTCTCAAGTATGCGTCAAATTATTTTGTCACCTCTCCCCGGAGGACAAACGGTGTGATGGAAAAGATCCGGGAAAAATGCGGAGCACAAAAAAAACTGATTGAGGTCAACCGAATGAGGGATCTCACAGAGTTTCTCGAATACTGGAAAACAGACGGTCACTTTATTTTCGGGGGAGGTGAAAAATGAACGAGACTCAGAAACGACAGATCGTGCTCGATGTCGCGCGGCGGAACTGGGGAAAATTTTATACATGGGGAGGAGATGATCCGTCGTCGTTTGATTGCTCAGGTCTGGTCATCGAGTGTTTGAAATCCGTCGGCGTCCTCGCTCGTGGCGGCGACTGGACTGCGGCTCAACTGTGGAAAATGTTTTCAGAAAATCAAGTCGTCATCCCGGATTCGGGGGACCTCGTTTTTTGGGAGAACTCGAATCACAAAGTCGTTCATGTCGAAATTGTTTTGAATCGGGAACTGTCTCTCGGTGCATCGGGAGGCGGATCATTCGTGAGGACGGTTGACGATGCAATCAAATATAATGCGTTTGTTAAAATTCGTCCGATCACAAGTCGGGCGGGTGTTCGCGGATATGTCAATCCGTATTAAAAAACCCAAAATCAAAAAGGGAGGTCTCAAAATGGCTCAAGTCGCAAAAGGAAAAATCGCTTTCACTCCGTCCTCGTCCCCGGACGTGACGGGATATCGTCTTTACTGGTCCCCGGCGGAAACTCCGGTCGATTACACGTCACCGAATCATGATTTCGTCGCGGCTGATCTCCCGGACGATCCGAACAGTCCGGGAAAAAAGATCCTCGATCTGACGGGGGTTGACGCGATGCAGACGCTCGATGGAACCTATAATCTCGGACTGACGGCAATCGACGACGCAGGGAACGAATCCGGGATGTCGGTGCTCAGTGGGATCGGTCTTGATTTTGTTGCTCCGGCTCCCCCGACGGATCTTGAGTTCATCGCGGAGTGAGTTGCTCAACTGATCCGGCTGATCTGCTCAAAACTTTGTGAGAACATTAAAAGGTGACAGGGGAGGACGACCATGAAAACACTGTTCAAGATATGGGTCGTCCTCCTGTTCATGCTCTGTTTGACTGTCCCCGGTCAGGCTCAGGAAACGATCCCTGATTTTTATGATGCTCACACATACTGGGCGACGTCCGGGTCGAGTTTCACGGTCGCGTGGGACAAGGTCGAGAACACAAATTTGACAGAGTATCAATGGGAGGCGATTCAACCGGAGAAAAATTTTGCGGTTCTTGCACGGGGGACGGTCCCGCAAAGAGACAATCCACAATTCACAGTTCAACTCAACAAGGCGGGTCATTATATTTTTCAAGTGAGATCGTGCTCGGCGGATGAGTGCTCGGACTGGACTCTCTCGACGGACTCCGCCTCGGCGGAGGTGGACGGGAATCCGAAATCGTGGATGATCTATTTATATCTTGCTCCCCCATCTTTTTGAGAGGAGGTGATCTAATTGACAAACATGACAAAGGGTCAGATTGCAATCGCGGTCATAGTGCTCATCGGATTTTTGGCTATTTCCGGGAGTGTCTTTTTCATGCCGGAGAGGGTCCCTGATTTTCTGGAAAAGATCCTGAACATGATCGTCGGTGCATGGATCGTCCTCGCGACGACCGTCGTGAACTGGTTTTTCGGATCATCGAAAGGCAGTTCTGACAAGACTGCTCTATTGACGGGAGGACGCACAACTCCCCCAAGTCCTCCGGGAGTTTAATCGATCCGGGATCAATGGTTGAATGGACAAAAACGAGGAGGTGTTAAATGAACAAAATTCAGTTCTCGCGTTTTTTGGGACTGCTCGTCATGTTGCTCGCTGTCGCTTTCATGTCGATTGCTCTGATAGGGTGTCCGACGAATAATATCAAGACATTCGATGAGATGTCGGCGAAAGAAAAAGCGACGTTCATGATGAGTATGTATAACAAGCAATATTCAAATTATCAAACACAGGCGGCAAAACCTGAATTGACAGAGGCGGAGCGGGAGATCCTCCGAAAAAAGAAAAAGATTCTGTCTGAGGTCTATCCTCTGATCGAACTTTATATGTCCTATGTGGACTCAGGCGCGGTCCCGTCAACGGAAACCGAACAAAAAATTATCAATTATCTGGATCAACTCGCGGTCCTTGTGGTCGATTGATCCGGGTCGCTTTTAACTGATTGAAACTGAGGAGGTTTACAATGGATCAAGTCACTGCTCTCGCGCTGATCGAGGTCGCGAAAACCTTGATCAATGGTGCTTTTTCGTTGATGAAAACTGCGGGAAAGACCGATGAGGAAATCGATCTGATCTATCAGGGAGAAAAAGAAAAATTCGTTCAGAATAAACCGGAAAATCTCCCCGACGTGTGACGTGCACACGTGTGCACTTGACAAAAACATTCACCTGTGATATGTATAGGTAATTTTAATCATATCATGAGGAGGTGTCAGATGGTTTTATCCGTGGACGATCTCGTGTGTCTGTCCCGCGCAGATATGGAGATCAAAAAGATCGATTATGCGAACCGGATGATCTCAATCGATCCCGAATCAATAATCCGTCTCGAACAAGCGGGTCTGTGCGACAAAAAGGGAAACCTCACCGAGGAGGGGATCAAAAAGGCAGAGGCTTTCAAGAGCAGAATTGCGGATCTCCGACGGGGGTTGCCTTTTGAACGTCGCAAAAAATCAGATCACTTGAAAGTCAGAGACACTGACGGACAATGGTTGACGGGAACTTACAAAAAGAAAACCTTTATTTCAGACGGATATTTCCTGATTTTTGCGAAACCTTATGCGTCGATGAAACCGAAAAAAGGATCGGCGGAATTTCAAAAAGCGGTCCCGGCGACTCTCGGTTCTGTGAATAAAATGAAAAATCTCGTCGAACTCACTCCCCGGATCTGGCAAATGTCTGATCTCGGAGGGATCGAGTTGATCTGGTTATGTGACGAAACCGGAGAGACGATGGTCCCGGTTCAAGGAATGTATTTTGATTTCGCGGTCAAAAAATTTCCCTCGGCGTCATTCTTTGGAATGAAAGAATCGAACATCACTCCGGTTCAGATCCGGGTCAAAAATCAGGGTTTCGTCAACGATGTCGTCGGTGCTTTTATGCCGATGGATCTGAACGAGACAATCGAGAAACCGAATTTCGATGAAATCACAGGTCCGAAAAATTAGATTCAAGCAGAAACGAAAAGACACAGGCGGCAAAAAATGTCGAATCCGGGAGTGTCCTCTGTTTAAGAAAATCGAGGTCCCCTATGGTGGAAACAAAAAGGCGAAAGTTGTTTTCATCGGGGAATCTCCCGGATATAACGAGGAGGTCGAGGGGAAACCGTTTGTCGGTGCGGCGGGAGACATGATCAAAGAATGTGCGGAGGAGGCGGGTCTCGTTTTCTCTCGGTTCTACGTCATGAACTCCGCCCGATGTCGGATCGACAAAAGCAAAATGTCAGGGAAAGAGATCACCTCTGCTCTGAGTTTTTGTCGGGAATATGTGACAAGGACAATCGAGATCCTCAAACCGAAATTGATCATCGCCTCCGGGGATTTCGCACTCCGTCAGATCCTCCGAAAGTCTGGAATCACAAAGGCACGTGGTCGATATGAGTTCTCAAAAGAGTTCGACTGTTATGTGATGCCTTGTTTCCATCCTGCATATATTCTCAGAAACCGATCCCTCAAACCTCTGCTCGTGGAGGATCTCAAAACCGTCAAGCGGTTTATGCGGAATAATTACACTCCCCCGGAGGACAGTCGGGTCACACACTATCAGGAGGTGGACTCGATTCAGTTTTTGATCGATCAGAAAAAACCCGTCGCTCTCGACACGGAGGGACAGGGTCTCGACTGGCTTGATCCGAATTATATAATGATTTCGCTCTCCCTGTCGGATAAGTCGGGGTCTGGATATGATTTCGTATTGTTCGAGGAGGTCGGAGCGGGGGATTCGTGGGATTATACTTTCAAGTGGAATCGAATCCCTCCGGGAAAGAAAAAGAGACAACTCGTCGATGTCTATGTCAAAAGGGTCGAGGACTTTGAACGGAAACTCGATGAGATCGAGGCACTGCTCGCGGATGAGAATATCCGCATTTATACACATAATGGGTCATTTGATTTTCACTGCATTGAGACGACATTCGCGAGGGAGAGAGGATATCTCCCAAAAATAGAGGGATGGGTCATCGATACTCAAGCGGCGTCACACTTGATCGATGAAAACCTGTTCAAGATGTCGAGACTCGACGAACTGCAAAAATTTTATAGCAATATTAAAAACGAATACAATATTGAGTTCGAGAAAAAATATGACAAGGCGGATATGTTGTCCGTCCCCCGTGAGTCGCGGACAGATTATGCGGCACAGGACGCAGATGTCACATATCAGGTCACACAGGGATTGAAAAAAGAACTCGCGAAAAACCCGAAATATGTGAACTATCTCGTCAAGTTTATTATGCCGACTCTGAAATCACTCATGATGCTTGAGTCGAATGGGTGTCCGATTGATCGTGCGGCTCTCCCGGAGGTCGCGGAGGAGGTCCGAATTGAGATGCTCAAGCATCAACGCAAAGCACTCATGACGGTCCCGAAAAAAGTTCTCCATCGCGACGATCACCGAAAGAAAAACATCGCAAAGAATAAAAAGGACGGGATTGTCCTCACTCGGTCTGAACTGGTCCGGGATATTCTTTTTGATCCTCAGGGATTCCGGCTCAAGTCGATCAAGAAAACAAAAAGCGGACTCCCGGCGGCAGACAAAGCGGTCCGAAAAGAACTGCTCGACGGCAGACTCACAAAAAATGCGGAGCGGTTTCTCACAGAGTTCGGAGAGTTTAAAGAATTACATACACTGTGGAGTCGATATCTCAACGGATTCGACCAGCACATCCGGCACGACGGGAAAATTCATTCAAAGTTTTCTCTCGTGGTCGCGGTCACGGGTCGGATTGCATCCTCCGATCCGAACATGATGAACAATCCAAAGAGATCAAAGTCGGCAAAGAAAATCCGGCGGCTGATATCTGCTCCCCCCGGATGGTTGTTGCTTGAGGTCGATGAGAGTCAATCTGAATTGAGATGGGCGTCTCATGTCTCACTCGACAGAAACATGATCCGAATTTTCCGGGATGCCTCGCTCGACATTCACACGGAAACTGCAAAGTCTCTCTCCCCGAAACCTTTTGACGAACTTGACAAATTTGAAAAATGGAAAGCTCGACGGGATGCAAAGTCCGTGAATTTCGGTCTCCTGTTCAGAATGACAGTCGCGGGTTTCATCCGATATGCAAAAGAGGAGTATGGGATCGATCTTGAATATGAACAAGCGGAGGACTGGGTCAATATCTTTTTCGGGAAATATCCGGGACTCGAACGATATCACGAGGAAATCGTTGAATTTTGTCGTCAAAAGGGTTATGTTGAATCAGTGTTCGGACGTCGGCGTCATCTCCCCGAAATCCACTCAAACGACAAGGGTGTCCGATGGGAGGCAGAGCGGCAAGCGATAAATCATCCGATTCAAAGTCCGTCATCCGACACGGTGCTGATTGCACTTAACGAGTCGCGAAAAAAAGAAATTTTTGATCCTGATTATTTTTTCCCTGTGCTGTTCATTCACGACTCTCTCGTTTTTTTGATTAAGGATTGCAGTCGAGTGACAGACTATGCAGGAGCAATAATTAACGAAATGGAAAACCCCCCGCTGAAAAGGGATTTCGGGGTTGAACTGGTCGTCCCTCTCAAGGCCGAGGCTGAAATCGGTCAGAATCTCGCTGAGATGGAGGAGTTGAAAATCTGAGGAGGTCCGACATGGCAAAAGACATCGAACAAAGGAAAGTCGTTGATCTCGCGAGTCGTCAGTCCTCGGAGGGAGGGACATCGAGAATCAGTGAGAGACGATACAAACTGCAAAAGATCCGGGATCTTTTCAAACAGGACGATGAGGGTCTCCATCGTCGATATGTCGAGGAGACCGATCCTTTTGTTGAGATCTATGAATCCGAGAGAATCCTCAAACCTCCGTTCAATTTTGTCAATCTTTATACAATCTATGAGGAGTCCGATATTTTACAGGCAGTCATCGAGGCGATGCAACTGAATGTGGATGGTTTCGGATATCGACTGGATTTTCTCGGCGACGATGCGACGGAACGGGAGACGACGGACGCACAGACGCAACGGATCAAGGCGGAGAACTTTTTTGATCAGGTCAACGAGACCGAATCATTCATGACGGTCCGCAAAAAGCAAAGGGAGGATCTTGAGGTCCTCGGAAATTCTGGATTCGAGGTGATCCGAAACCGGATCGGAGAGGTTCAACTCATTTATCATCTCCCGTTCAAATATATGCGGGTCTCGGCACGGAAAGAAAATCCGGTCCCGGTCGAGGTCACATTGATGCGGAATGGGAAACCGACAACAATCAAGATCAAAAAGACATTCAAAAGGTTCGTTCAGATCTCGAAATACGGAACGAAACTGCGATATTTTAAAGAGTTCGGCGATCCCCGGATCATGGACTATCGCTCCGGGGATTATGTCGAACAGACTCGATATAAAGCATCGGAGGTCTGGTATTTCAAGACGTCATTCGGGGGTGAAATTTACGGGGTCCCCCGGTGGATCGGTGCGGTGTTACAGGTCATGGGACGCAGATCCTCTCAGTTCGTCAATTATGATCTTTTCAAAAATCAGGGGATTGCTCCCCTCCTGATCATGATCTCCGGCGGAGTCCTGAACGACGAATCGCTCGATGAACTTTATTCGATCCTGAGATCGATGAGGGGTGAGGAAAATTTCAACCGAATCGCTCTGCTTGAATCTCAGGTCGAGGGACTGGGAATCGAGGAAAAAGGTTCGGCGAAAATGGAACTCAAGAACATGACAGAATATCGGAAAGAGGACATGATGTTCGACCGATATCTGAACACTGCAAAGGACGACGTCCGTCACCGATACAGACTCCCGGATCTGTATATCGGACAGTCCGAGACATATACTCACGCGACGGCGACGGCGGCAAGGATGGTCGCGGAGGAGCAGATTTTCATTCCAGAGAGGACCGAGTTCGACGAGAACGTCAACAATACTCTCGTCAAGCGGGAACTGAAAATCGATCAATGGAAATACAAAAGCAAAGGTCCTCAGATTGTCGGTTCGGGGGAGATCTCCGAGGGTGTCAAGATGTTCTCCGATATCGGAGCATTTTCGATCAATAACGCGATTGCTATGGCAAACAAGGCATTTGCACTTGAGATGAGTCAGTTCGATGCGTCGTGGGCGAACTATCCTCTCCCGATTGTCATGAAACTGCTCGAACTGGGTCAACTCGCAGGGGTCGAACCTCTGGTCACTGGGGAAATTGCGGAGAAAAACTCGAAACAACTCCCGGTCCCCCGTCAACGTCTGCTCCCGGCGATGACAGAAAAGTTTTTCAAGTCGGATATGTTCTCTCCCGATGAGGTCTCTCTCTATCGATTCTTGACAAACTTTCAATCGGCAATCGACACGGGAGCACTCGACAGAGCGGTTGAAAAGGCAGGGAAAACCTGTCAACACGACGTCTGATCCCGGAGGGAGTCATGAGTCACCTGTCGAGGAGAAAACCGAATCCGGTTGAGGTCCTGAATCTTGACTCATTTGATCAGGCGTTCTTGATTCACACAGGAAACCTCAAACTCATCAATCCCCTTGAAACAATCGCGGAGGTCCTCAAGGCGTCAGGAGATCTGATCCTGTGGGGACCTCAGGCGGCTCTCATGTTTCGGGTCCTCGTCAACGGATGGAAAGAGGCGGGAGGGGAGGATTACACGGACGAGGTCGTCGATGCGTTCGATCTTGAGGCTGATCCTGTCACGGTTGACAACAAGCGGTTGAATAAGATCCTCAAAGGCGCGGAGTCTCTCGGTGCTCGTCACTGGAAACTCGTCAAGGACAAAGTCGAGGAGATCTATCTTGAGACGCAATATCGGTCTCAAGTTTTTTATGACAAGCGGTTCGGCGAGTTCATTGAGGCAACAACGGAACGTGGTCACGAACCGACGGTGAATCAGATTCAAGCGGATGTCGGCAAGGTCGAAAAGGTCTCCCGCGAACAGTTCGATCAGTGGTTTTCTCTGCAACAACCGATCCTTATTCAGGACTATATAAACGGATTTCCATCCGAGGTTCTCAATCCCCGAATCGCGGAACTTGCAACTCAGGCAACACTCAAAGAGGGTGTCCGTGCGGTTGATCGTGCGGAACTCATCAATCGGGTCAATAATATCCCCTCGATCCCTCATGCACAATTTGACATCACAGGCGACGTCGAGGTCGCTCGTGCATGGAATAAAACTGCGGTCGCGATGATGCAGGGATATGCAGTCTCAGAGTATCAAGTGATCAGTGAGAGGGACCGCAAAACCTGTCCCGTGTGTCAACGGATCGATGGTCGGTGTTTTTCTGCGGAAATGGCAATCAACAAAATGCAGGAATATGACGGGATCACTGCGGGAAATGTTCAGGCGATCCGGGATCTGTGGCAATTTCCCCGAATGGACGATGTCGACAACGTCCCCCCGGAGGCGATCCGTGATCTGGATCTCGTCCCCCCATTCCATCCCCGATGTCGGTGTGAGGTCGTTCTCCTGCATACTCGTTTCGATGGGAATGTCACGTTCGAGTCGTTCAATGAAATCCCGATGGTCCCCGAACAGAGACTCTTGTTCAGGGATCGACACATGCAGGGATGGGACACTCACAGGGACAAAACCCGTCAGGCGGCATGGAGATTGATGGGGGACAAAAAAGCAAACGTCGCGGTCTCCCGTCATGGTGACAATATCTGTGTCGCTCAGTATAACAAGCACAAGTCCGGGGTCACGGTCAATAAATTCTATAATTTCGGCAGAGCACAAGACACAACGGTGATCGAGAATTTCGCACAGTTCGCAAAGGACAAAGGCGGATATGTGCGGGTTGCATCCCCGGCGTCACTGCGAGAGGTGAAATTTTTAGAGCGGCACTGGTTCAAAGAGACAAGACTCGGATATCAGGCGGACGGGTCCGCACTGGACAAGATCCTCGCGGGAAAAAGACGTCGGGTCAAACCTCCGGCGAAAGTCACTCCGGCGGAGAAAATTCAACCGACGACACATGCTCCGGTCTCAAAATTTGAACAAAAACTTTTGCAGATTGAAAAGGAAATCGCGGATCACAATTTTGAATATGGGGTCGTATATGATGACGCAGGAGAGATCCTACTCAAGAAACGTGGGAAAAAGCACAGTGTCGAATGGACTCGCTCAGAATATGAGACATTTGCAGGGAAACACTTGACGCACAATCATCCCTCGAACAATGCGTTCTCTCCGGCGGACGTCAAGTTTCTTGTCACTCACGAATTGAGAACGATTCGAGCGGTCGGTCGTCAATACCGTCATCAAATGTGGGTCGATTATGATGATAAATTTGTCAAGACTCTGAACAAATATGATCCTGACATTCGCAAAAAACGTCTCAATGATGCGTGGCAAAAATCTTTTAAAAAACATTATGACGACGTCGAGACAGAGTTCAAGGCGTTATTGAAAAAAGGTGAGATGACGGTCACGGAGGCGAATCGTCTCCATTATCATGAGGTGTGGAGGAGAGTCTCCGATGAACTCAAATGGTTAAAATATGAACGAAAAAACTGGTATGTCTCACTCAATGATCCCTATGATGGGAAATCAGTTTTCCTGACAAAAAAGCAACTCACTGCGAATCGCGGCGAACTCGTCATCGATCTCGGAAAAATAGAAAAGGAAAAAATCGTCGGTCTCGGCGGAGGTGTCAACGAGACACAGATTGTCACTCTCCCGAATGGACAAAAGGGAGTGTTTAAACCGATTGAGGGAGAGAGGTTCGATATCAGGAAAACGATCACGAATGTGGATGCTCCCCTTGCACACAGGGAGGCTCTCGCATGGGAGATCGACAGATATCTCGGATTGAATCTCGTCCCGGAGACACGGCTCGTCAAGATCAATGGGAAAACCGGATCTCTGCAATATTTCAGGGGGGACGCAATCACCGAGGCGGAGTTCGCGAGAAAATTTCGGACGAGTCCTCTCCGCGATCTGAAAGACGAGGATGTCTATAATTCAACGATTTTTGATTTCCTGATCGGCAACACGGACCGTCACGGGAAAAACTGGATGAGAGTCGTCGAGGGTCGCGGCAAAGGCAAAATGATTCTCATCGACAACGGATATGCTTTTCCGCAGGAGGGGATCGACGATCTGCTCGGTATGCGAGAGTTTCGGTGCGGAGCGGCGATGCAACCGAGCACAACGGTCCCCGGTTTTAATTCGATCCTCTCGATCCATAAACGAGAGGTTTTGATGAAACGACTCGACGCACTCGATGTCGAGCAACTCGGTCGGAAATATGGTCTCTCGACAGAGGAGGTCACTTCGATGGAACGACGTCGGGATCTGCTTGTCAGAGCAATTCAACAAAGTCGGATGCACAATCTTTTCCGGGGTTATTCTGGATGGGGAAACAGAAAAGCGGCGGAGGAGTTATGGAATTTTATGATGTTTTAAGTTGAGGAGAGATCGAAAATGCGATATGTTGAATTTACAGACTCAAATAATAAATCACTCGGTCGAATCTATCTTGACGAGGAGGGAAAGAAATCAAAAATTAAATATGGAGAGGATCTCGATGAGTATATAATCGAATCTCTGGAAACATTCGGTGTCATAGAGGTGGAGGAAAACTCAAACCGTCAGATGTTTCCCGACGGATCCGATCCTCTGCTATTTTTGAAAAATCTCAAATTTGAGTTCTCCGGGTCGTCGATCCGGGCGAGCGATGTGAAAGAGGAAAAATGAAAACGACTGATATTGATTACTCAAAACCCGACACAGGCGATGTCGTCGTTCTTGACGGTGAGTTCGATGATTGGCCCGATGTTTACTCGAAAGAGGACATCGAAAAGACGGAAAAGGGAGGGACAGAAAATGCCGATTCCGAAACCGAGATCAGGCGAAACGGAAAGTGAGTTCGTCTCCCGGTGCATGGGGGAGATCGGGGACGAATATGATCAAAACACGGCACTCGCGATCTGCTATGACACATTCAGGTCGGATGCCTCAAAATGGGATTCGATAGATGCAATCCTCCCGATCAACAAACCGAGCGTCACTCCGATCCGGGAAAAGGCACTGAACCACAACTCGAACGTCGAGGACGGTGAACCGGGATGGGGAACCGTGGACAAGACGAAACTCCCATATCGAGCGTTTGTGTGGCAAGATCCCGGAACGGACCCGGAGAAAAAATCGACGTGGTCCTATCCCCATCACTGGGTCCGAAACGGAGGGGAACTCAACGACATGGGGGTTTATTCGTCCGGGGATATGTATCTCCATCGAGGCGGACTCAATGCGGCATGGGCGGCGGCTCAAGGCGCGAGATCCGGTCAACGTGCATCTCAGGAGGTCATAAACCATTTGCAGAGACACAGGAGAGCACTCGGACTCGATACTGAAAAGGTCACGAAAGAGGATCTCAGATGCCTTGAGAAAATTCAGGAGATCTCCGATATCGAGGAAAAGAATCCGGTCAGACTGGCGACAGACACATTCGCGGGAGTCAGTGATTATGCTCAACCGGAGGGGGTCCTCGCGGGGAGATATCCCGAACTTGAGCACGATGCGGATGCAAAACTCCCCCGGAATCACAGGGAGGAGGCGACAGATCTTGACGAACTGCTCCCGATCAAGTAATATAAGGATAACCTGACACGCTCAGGTCGCATCTTTCACTCCATTTCACGAACCGGGATCTCGGTTGCACACGTGTGCACTGGGGTCCCGGATTCGTTTTGACGAAAATTGTCACTTTTCCCGCAAATTGCGTCACTTTTGCTCCCGATCTATTCTTGAAAAAAGTCCTCACCTCATAACTCACCGAAATCCCTCGTAAATAAAATTGAAAAAAGTCGTGACGTGTGGCATGATGATTGCACTATATATCGTCAAACACAACGCGAGGGGGACAAAAAATGGAACTCACAATCGGACAGGAAATCAAAGTCAAAGCAACTCGAAAAAATATTTATGCGAATCACGGACACGTCCCGGCGGAACGCGAAACCCGAAAGACTCTGGTCATCCTCGAAAAACTGGGTGACGATGTTTATTCGGTCAAGTTCAAAAAGATGTGGGTCAAACTGGGCGGCGGAGCGAAAGTCGAGAGACACGGTCGTCTGACGATTCACGACGGGAACTGCGGACACGTTTTCTCATCGACGGGTCGTCCGGTCAGATACTTTGTCGAGTTCGAGACTCCGAGATATTATGCTGAGATCCGGGTCGGCGACGAGGATGAGCACTATGTCAATCAGATCGTCGAGGGTGAGACCGAGGACGATGCTTTCAAGAACGCTGTCGCGAACGCGAAAGAAAATTCCGAACTCAAAGACGAGACTCACGTGATCATCGACGTGTTCGACCGCGAGCATCCCGATCATGGTGAATGGTGCATCCGTCACGAGATGGTTCGGATCAGGTTTCCTCAGACAGTCAACCGTGGAATCAATCCTTATGATCTGGTCGCTGTCGCGGGTGAAATTGCTCTGTATGAGTCAGTCACCTATACGGGAACGACTCGCGGGTCCCGGTCTTATGCGGTGCTCTGGACCGACGGCAGTGTGACAGGTCATGCAGATCGTCCGACTCCGATGTCACTGTTCGAGCGAGGATATAATGTCCCGGCGGGAACTCCGAAAAAATGGACAAAGGTTGAATTTTAACTTGACAAAAAATTTTAGGTGTGAGACGATAGATCAGACACTCAAACGAGGGAGACACAAAATGCTGACACATATCATCACGGAAAAGGTCGAGATCCTCAAAAATCATGACAGTGGAAACACTTTCATCAATCGCGGATATCGGTGCGAGTGTGGTGCTCGTCATTTCGAGCGAACCGGAGTCTCGGTCAATATGGGTCCGACACGTCCTCCGGTTGAGTGGACTCTCACCTGTGTTTGTTGTGGCAAAAAAGAAACCGTCTCCGAACCGTGGGACTATAAGGTCGAGGACTGGGGAGGACAGGAATGATGATCAAACCGATGGAGACAACTCACGACGGGATCGAGATCTTTAATATATGCGACTGGATGGATGCCGAGTTCGGTGACGATGAGAATCATTTTCAGATCGACATTGAGATCCTGAATGAGAGATTCCGTCAGTGGTGCGAGGCTCATCGCGTTCACTACTATGCGAGACCTCGCGAAAAGTTTTTCATGTTCGAGGCAATCGAGGAGACGAGGGAAAAGAATTTCAAGCGGGTCATCGTGGAGGACTTGTCCTGAAATTCCGGGGGTTTAAAAATCCCATTGACAAAAAATTTGATCTGATATAAAGTGCTTAATCAGGAGTGAAAAGATGCCGAGTCGATTTTATTACAACGGGGGAGTCTGGAAATACCGAGATCACGTGACGGGAAAGTTTCTGCTCTGGTTTATCGTCGGCGGCGAGGAGATTGCGTTCTCACAGGCGAAATCAGACGGACTTGTCACTCCGGTCATGTCGAATCCGACGAAAACCGATTTCGCGAAACCGTGGACGGAGTTTGAGACGACACTCAAATTCGGCAAAGTTTTTCTCGGTCAAAGCGGATTCGGGGTCCCGTCTCGATATTACTCTTTTTATTTTCGATTTAAAGACGGCGGAGGTCATCCGTGGGTCACTGTTCGTCCGTTCGATCATGATCAGGATTATGACGATCATTTTTTCCGGGGACAGATCTCGTTTCTGAAAAAATCGGAGGCACTGGAACTGCTCGGAAAAGACAACGACTCCCGAAAATGGATTCAACGGATGCCGATCCTCCCTCTGGAAACTCTGAGGGAACTCATCGACGTGGATCGGTCCGAACTGCGAAAAGGTGTCCGACACATTAGGGTCGGGCGAAAGTCAAGAAACAATCCGGTCGATCAACTGATCGACTGAAAACCACAACGGAGGTGAAATATGTCATTTTGGGCGAAAGTCGGGGTCAAGATCTCGGACCTCACGATGTTCAAAAATGTGTGTCGTCAACACGGGATCGAGTATAATCTGAACCGGGATGAGCGGATGCAGTGGAACGGATATCCGGTTCATGCGATCCTCAGGGACACGCAGGGAGGCTCTCAGGGATATCTCGTCCGTGAGGGTGGAGCATATCGTCTCGCACTGGACACCGACGCTCACTATTCGTCGATCACTCGGCGTCTCGGTGCGAATGGTGGAAAACTCATGCGTGATTATGCGGTCGGAGTCGTCCGAAACGGGATCACGCAGAGCGGGGGAATGGTCACGGAGACCGTCGAGCAGAACGACGGCTCAATCGTCCTCCGTGCGGCGTCAATGTAAATGGGAGGAGGTGAGTAAATGTCTGACGGTACTTTGACAATCACGATCTCCCCGGATGGTTCGGACGTCAAGTTCGACGCTGAGGGTTTCACAGGCGGAAAGTGTGAGGATCTCGCGAAAAAGGCGATGAACGCACTCGGCGAGGTCCGGGACAAGAAACGAAAACCTGAATTTTATCAGGAGGGGTCCGGCGGAGTTCACGTCGGTCAATAATCCTGAAACGTCCTCCCGGTGCACACGTGTGCACTGGGGGGACACTGGCGGAGGACAGGGATGAAAGCAACGACGTTCAAGATCACGGCACACGGGGAGGTGTTTTGCTTGTATGATGAGGACTCCCCGATTGTCACCGAGGGACGGGTCAGTGTCATTCGTGCATCGAATGTGCTGTTCGACGAGGATGAACAAAAATGGTTCGTCGAGGTGAACATGCTCGACGGTTCGAGGAAAAGACTCTCCGACACATTCGCAAAAAGATCCGAGGCGATTGCACATGAGATCAAAGTTCTCAACGGGGTCCTGTTTCAGGGAATCCCTGTCGAATCATTTTTCAAAAATTAGTCGATCCGTTTTTCGGTCAATCTGGAATCTATCCGAACGGAGCGGGATCGGTCTCGGTCCTCTTGCTCCGTTCGTTTTTGGGAAAATGATCGGGTGTCGATATGCAAAAATCAACGAGAATAAATCTGACAAAAAACAGAGCACGGATTCTCATTGAAACGGTCGTCCCATTTCTTGAGGTTCATTTCGAGCAGGGTGAGGGGGATCTGTTTTCGGGCAACGCTCAAGAGTGGGACAGACGGGATCTCTCAGATCTGGAATCAGTCATTCAATGGATATATCAGGAGGGGGTCCGGCATTTTAGAAAACCGAAAAAGAAACCGTCTCTGAGTCGTCTCTCGAAATATTAAAAAGAAAACCCGGAGGGGCGGCGATTTCCCTCCGGGTCCGGGGTTGCAGTGACATGAGTCATGGTGGCAAAGGACAAGGACGGTCACTGCGGGAATCAAGCATCGAACCGATGCTCAATTATGGGGAATATATCAGGGGATGAAATCCTTGTCAACTTGAAAAAAGGGGGGATCAGGGGTGTCTCGCTGGCGAGACAGGGTGTCTCGCTGGCGATACGCTGTGTCTCACTGGCGAGACGCTGTGTCTCGCTGGCGAGTCACCTATATATATAGATTATTATATGAGATTATAAGTTGAGATAGCAAAGGCGGACAAAGTCCGCATAAGCAGACCGGGGGATTTTTTGACTGAAAACGGGGGGAGGGAAATCATGAGTCTGTCATTCGCTTATAACGGGTTGATCTCAAGTCATTTGCATTTATTCGGGACTGGATCTGATTATTTTGTTCTCCGGTTCGTCTGCGAGAGGACACTCCGGTTCGACAAACTCACGGAGAGGATTCCGGCGAAACAATTTGAAAGGGGGATTCCGGGAATCACACTCGGTCTCCCGTTTAATCGACAAAATATTCACAAGGCAAAAAAGAGACTCAGGGATCAAGGACTGATTTTTTTCAGGGACAGGGTTGACGGTCGCTGTGATATAACGATAAATCTCCCGGCGATCTGGTATGCAATTAAAAAGTTGTATCAGGACATCTCGTGCATCCCTGACAGAATCGTCGAGATCCTTGAGCGGACGTCACGGGAGTTCGGTAAACTGATCAAACCGAAATTCACTCGAAAAGGGGTGACGCTCTTGAAAAATTATATTAAAGGTGTCCGGGATGGTTTTGAGGAGTCAAAGGATTTTAAAAATAAAAAGCGGAAAGAGTTGAGAGTGCAAACGCTCACCTCTTATTTTCGGGATCTGTGTGCTGAGTATGATGTTGAATATTCCGGGGAGGCATGGACGAAAAAACTTGAGAGACAGGCAAAAATGTTCATGAAACAGGACTGTGAGGAAATGGGACGAGATCCGAGGGAGGTTTTCCGTGATCTGGTTTCGTCATGGAACGTCCTCCGGTCGTCACTGGTCGATGATTTCAAAAGACCGCTTTTCGTCCCCTCCCGGTTCACGTTCTCATTTGTTTACAGTCACCGAAAGAGAATCCTTGAGGCACTATCCGAGGCAAAAAGACGAACGGACTATGTGTCGAGCAGATATCGAATAATCGACAACCGATGAGGATGATTGATCATGAAAATTTTTTATCCGTGGACGATCAAAAAACCGTCGGACCGTTTTGAAAAGGCGAGTCATCTCTGTGAGAGGTGCGGGTTTAATCTCGACGGGTGGCGGGAGGAAAAGGTCGAAAAGAAAATCCTCAAGAGTCTCGCGAAATTTTTTCTCAAGATCGAATCCCATCCGTGGATCATGATCGTCTCGGATGATATAAAAACGCTTGAGACTTTTTATGAGTTGATCCCGATCACCTATATCATCTCATATCTGAAATTTGCGAACTCTCTGACGACTCATGATTTTGTCGATCCGTTTGAGCGGGGGGATTTTGAGGACGACGTCACACGATTCTCAAACGATATCACTCGAAATGAGTTGCTCCTGTGGATCTATCCGACAACGAAATACCGAAAATTTTTCAACTATGAATCAAGGATATTTAACAATTTATCAGATCGGGCGGCGAGTGGTGCTCCGACTGTTTTTCTGGTCCATTTCGACTCCGATGTCAATGCTGACAAAGAGGCACTCCCCCGGATATGGGATGAGATCGGAAATGCCGTCGGCAAAAATATTGCACGTCTGATAAAAACTCAGTGTGACGTTTTTCAAACTCGACAGGGACGGGGACAAAGCGACATTGAACTTTTTTGAACAAACAGTGTTGAACATGGGAGGGATTGATGTCCGTCGGGATGGGTCTGCTCAGGCGAATGATCGAGGAGAGGCGATCTCCGTCTTTTTTAATAGAACACTCAATCGACGACGAATCGTTCGAGGGGGAGGAGGTCGCGGTCCTCAGATATGTTCGTCATCATTTCATAAAATTCGGCAAAATGCCGAGCATCGAGACGGTCGAGCGGGAGGTCGAGGTCAAGATCGGATCATTTCCCGACGAACCTCTCGGATATTGGATGGACGGAGTCAGGAATCGTCATCAAGAAAAAATGATGATCGACACGATGAAATCCATTCAGATGAAAATCGGCGACGGTTTTGTTGACGAGGCAAGGGAGGAGATCTCAGGACTTGCTCTGAAACTCAGGGAAAAGTTCGCGGCGGACAGTGTGAGGACTCTCTCGGATGCCGGACGTGATGTCCTAAAGGCACAGAGACTCCGGCAGATGTCCTCCCGGATGAGCGGGGTCCCGTTCGGTTTTGAGTATCTGGACGATCTCTCCGATGGTGCTCAAGCATCCGACACGGTCGCAATCGTCGGACGTCCGGGAACCGGGAAATCATATCTCCTGTTCGCCTCTGCTCTATATGCTCACAGTTATGGAGAGACACCTCTTGTCGTCAATTTCGAGATGTCTGCTTTACAGTGTGCAAGGCGGATCATCGCACTGGACACAGGAGTGAATGTTCGACACCTCCGACTCGGACAGACGGATCATTTTAAGGTCAAAAAGGTCGTCAATATTCTCTCCGATCTGGAAAAACTTGAGAATCCGTTTTATGTGATGCAGGGATCTCTCAAGTCAACCATTGAGGATCTCGCTCTCGTGATTCAGGAGAAACGTCCGACGTGTGTTTACATTGACGGTGCATATATGCTCAGGACACGGGACAGGTTCAGGTCACGATGGGAACGAATCGCGGAGGTCGCGGAATATCAGAAAATGATGGGGACCGAGTTCTCGATCCCGATCATCGCGACATATCAGTTCAGTCGAAAAGGGTCCGGCTCAATCGATCACATCGGCGGATCGGATGAGATCGGAAAACTCGCCTCGATTGTCTGTGGATTGAATCCCTCGACACGGGAGGGAGCAAAAGGCGTCGTTTATAGTTATCTGTCGATCCTCAAGGGACGTGAGGGAGAGCAGGGAGTCATTGAGGTCGAGTTCGATTTTAACAAAATGACGATCACACAATTTGCAGTCGTGGCGGAGAACACAGTTTTCGTGAAAAAAGAGGACAAGGGAAAACGTCGAAAATGAGTCTCGGAACTACTTTCAAAAAGATCAGGGAGACAATCACTCTCCGGGTTGATTTTGACAATGCCTTGATTCCGGGTCTGATCGGAGAGGCAAAAATTATCGATCACGAAATCAGAATCGTGAATCTGATAAACAATGACACGACGACATTCATGCTGAGAGATAGCATTGTCCCTGAAAACAAACCTCTCCGGGTCGAGATGCAGATCCGGGAGGGACATATTTCGATGAGTCCTTATACCGTCAATGTCAGTGCTGAAATAGATTTCGGAGACGGGACTCAGGACGTTTTGAGGGACTCATTTGATCTCATCGTCATCGCGGATGACGACAATGTTCGAGACGTTATGAGTCGCGAGGCTCTCAATCGGACGAGGGGACTGCGGCGAGGCGATCCTCCCTTTCATCCGAACTGTCGATCAGAGGATCTCGGTCAGGGACGTCCTCTCTCGGAGGTGCTTGATTTTGATGACGACGAGGGACCGGATCTGTCCGAGGCAATCGATCAACTTGAGGCGGAACTCGCACACGTGATCCCTGACAATGCGGCGAGAAAAAGGAAAGTCAGGGTGATTCGTATTGACAAAAACAGGAGGACAAGGACATGACAATCTTTAAAAAATCAGGCAGAGCAAACGGATTCTCGACAAACATCGAGGTCATGCTTGAGGTGATGCGGCTGATTCGCTCGGCGACTGAGAGCGATCCGATCAAGTGCATCGAGATCTCAAGGAAACTCGGATTTTCGGACACGAGCACGTCGAGCAGGGTCCGTCAGATCATCCTTGAGTGTATGGATTATGATCAGACGTTCGTCCCGGTTGCAAAAAATCAAGGATATTATCTCGCTCGATCCGAGCGACAGGTCGAGGACTATATCCATCAATTAAACGGTCGAGCGAAAAAGATTCACGAGCGGATTTTGAAAGTTCAAGAGAATTACAAATTGAGGAGGCACTCTCTTTGATCGAGGAGTCGATTATTCGATTTTTGATCGGACTCGGCGTCCCCCGCGATGAGATTCACGTCCGGGAGGAGTGGGTCAACTGCGGGTGTCCTCTCGCTCCGTGGACACATGCCGGGGGTGCTGACAGTCGTCCATCATTCGGGATTCGGATCAACGATGAGGGACTGTCTCACTGGTATTGTTTCGGATGTTCACCGAATGGGAGGACGCTGTCGAAACTCATTCACAGACTTTTCGTGGTCACAGGTCGATATCCGTGGACCTCTGCTCAGATCTTTGCAGAGGAGGAGATCCATTATCACTCGGATGAGGCGATCTCGAAAATGCAACCTCGCGATCACTGGAAACTCCCGGACAGTGATGCGGATCACGAGATCCCTCCCCTCCCCCCGGAGGTCATTCGTCAATATAGATTATTACAGAGCGGAAAAGGATTCGAGGCGCGGAGGTGTCGAGAGTATCTGAAAAACGAAAGACTGATCGATCCTGTTTTCGCTTATCAACTCGGAGTCAGATTCGATCCTGACAATCGGTGTTTGATTTTTCCTCTCACCGATATTCAGGGACGAATTTATATGCTCCGGTCCCGGTCACGGGTGGAAAAAGCGATCTGGACGATCAATCCAAAAAAAGCGGGTTTTCCGAGACTTGTTTTTCCGAAACTCCGGGAGGTCGGTGTCTGGTTCGGGATGCACTTGATCGACTGGACTCGTCCGGTCATGGCAATCGAGGCGGAACTCGACGTGTGTCGGTTGCATACACTCGGATATTTCAACGTCGTGGCGTCTGCGACGAGTTCGGTCACGGATTCTCAGATCGATTCTCTGTGCATGGCAAGGACGATCATTCTCGGATATGATGCTGACCGTGCGGGACAGAACACTCACAAAAAAATCATCGAGAGGGTCAACGGCAGATCAACGATCTTTGAGGCGGACTGGTCTGTCGGCAAACGTCATCCAAAATTTAAAAAGAATCCCGGCGACAAATGGTGCAAGGATGCCGGAGATCTTTTAAGTGTGGAGGAGTTGAGGAGAGTTCTTGACAAAAAATCAAACGTGTGAGAAAATCAGACAGGAGGTCAAACATGGCAAAAGGAAAATGGTATCTCAAAGGGTCCGAGGGACAGAGACGAGCAGATCAAGAGGATGCGGCGGCGAAAAAACGTCGAGAGGAAAAATCGGGTCCGTGGAGATTCCGTCTGAAAAATGACGAATCCGCGAAAATTATTTTCCTCGATAATCCTGAGTTTTTCTTTTATGAGCACACGGAGAAAATCGGAAAAGAATTTGTGACGGCGACGTGTCTCGGTGCTGACGATAACTGTCCGGCGTGTGATGCCGGATTCAATGCGTCCTATGTCGTCGTGTGCACGGTGCTCGACACTCGAAAGTATGAGGACCGAGACGGCAAGGTTCACAAAATTCAGAAAAAACTATTCGTCGGAAAAGCAAAGGCACGAGAGAAACTGCTCAAGCAGATGCAGAAACGCGACAACAAATTGAGGTTCGCGGTCTATGAGATGTCGCGGGGGTCCTCTCTCAATGAATGTGCGACGGGAGAGGATTTCGAGTTTCTGAAATATATCGATCCGAAAAAACTTGCTCCCTTGATCAAAGATGAGGACGTCACGCTCAAGGAATTGTGCACTCCGATTGACTATGAAAAATTACTCTCACCGAAATCCTCAAAAGAGATGCGAAAACTTTTCGGGGGATCGTCCCCGGTCGGATCTGACGACGACAAGACGGGTGAGTCCGATGAGGATCTTTTCGATGACACGGAGAGCGGCGGAGATGCTGATCTCTTTGATGACGAGGCAAGCGGCGAGGACGATGTTCGCTCGACTCTGGTCGAACTGATCAAGGAAAAGAAAAAGGATGTCTCAAAACTCAAGGCACTGCTTGAGTGGAGAGACGAAAACGGTCTCAAAGGGGATGTCAAGATCCGTCAGAGCAGTGATCCTGAGGAGGTGATCGACGAACTGGTCTCCGCATATCAAGAGAAACACGGAGAGGAGTCCGGCGGCGGTCTGGATGACGACGATCTTGAAACTGGCAAGGACAAGGATGACGACGTCACCGATATCGATGACATTATCTGATCATGTTTTCAAAAGCAATTATTCACACTCACGTGTTCGTCCCGGTGGATGAACTCGGACCGGATCGAATCGGTCGTCTCAGGGAAAAACTGACGGTCGTCAGTCGATATGACAGGTCGGAATTTCCGACATTTCTTGAGACTCCGACGATGTTCGGGATTCCATTATATTACACGACACGATGGACGGATCTCGCTCGTGAGATCTCTGATACCCGTCTCGACGGGTCAAAGATCAAATATGATTTTTTGTCAGAGATGCGTCCCGGTCAGATCCCGGTTCTCAAAATGTTCAAAAAGCAACTCGACTCCGGGGTCACAGGATTCGTGGTTGATGCTCCTCCGGGATTCGGGAAAACCGTCGTGATGATCAAGATGATTCAGATGATCGGCAGATCGGCGATTGTCGTCGTCCCCCGGTCGAATCTGGTCGAGCAGTGGGTCTCCCGGATTGCTCAACACACATCCCTGAAAAGATCGGAGATCGGGATCGTTAACGGGAAAGAGGTCAACTGGGAGAAAAAGAGAATCGTCGTCGGACTGGTTCACTCACTGGCGGCACGTCTCAACGACAATCGTCGGTTTCGTGAAAATTTCGGGATTGCGGTTTTCGATGAGGTGGACAGGTCTGTCCCCCCGGCGACGTTCTCCCCGGTGCTGTGCATGTTTCCGGCGAGATATCGGATCGGTGCATCGGCGACGGTCACGCGCAAAGACGGTCTCCATTTAATCAATGAATATCATATCGGACAGACATTGATCCGGGGAGGCGATCACGGTCGGATGAATCCGAAAGTCCTTGTGATCGATTATCCTGAGTCATCGGGATATGTCCATCCGGGATCGACGAAAATCAACCGACGTGGAATGTTGCTCTCCCGGCTGTCAACGAATCAGGACAGAAACCGGATCTTGTGCAAGTATATTCATTTAATTTCAGAATCGGATCGGCGGGTCCTTGTTCTCTCGGACCGGACTCAACAACTGGTCGATCTGCGGCGGATGCTGATTCTTGATTTCGGATATGATCTCGACACAGTCGGTTTTTATTGTGACACGGTCCCGGAGGGAAAGACGAAACGAAAAGTCAGACCGTCGGAACTGCGGCACAGTGCACACGTGTGCAAAGTTGTTCTCGCAACTTACGGAAAAGCGGGGATCGGGACAGACATCGCGGATCTCGCGGGTCTGGTATATGCGACACCTCAGAGCGACGTCCGTCAGACTCAGGGACGGATCGAGCGGTTGCTTGAGGGAAAGTCTCAACCTGTGGTCGTGGACATCGTCGATTCATATTATGATGACGCTGTCGGATGGTCGAGGTCCCGTCTCAGGTACTATCAAGGAAAAACTCTCAAGATGAAACAGATCACGGAAAAATGAGGAGGTGATCACGTGGGACGCAGGAGAGGAGAGAGACCGTTCTCTCAAACAGAATATTATCGGAGAAACAGAGACAAAATCCTCGAACGGAGGCGAAAGCGATATCAAGATGACAAAGAATATCGCGAGCGGATCAGACAACGTGCACGGGAGATCTATGACGAATCGAAACCTGACAAACCGTCAGACCGTCACGTGTTCTCCGGGCGGAATGGAAAAAAGTTCATCTCCATCGGCAAACTCGGTCAGGCGATCAATCGTGAAATTCAAACGATTCGGTGGTATCATCGGACCGGATTGTTTCCCTCTCCCCTCTATCATGACAAGCGGGGGTGGAGACTTTATTCCGTCGATCAGGCAATCATGTTGAAAGACTTGTTCTCTTTGTATGATGCAAAAGAGATCACAACGGATGAACTCCGGTCGAGGATTCATGCCGGATGGAGGGGTTGATATGCCGAAAAAACAGATCGACCGGATTTCCAGTGACGAGGCGTCTCTCTCAGTGTCCCGGACTGTTCTCGGAGACACAAACCTCAAGTCAAAGCGAAAAAATGAACGGATAAAAGTCAGACCGTTCGTCACGAATCCGGCTCATGTTTCCGTCAAGATGGGAGCAACGATTCCGACGGCTGATTATGCCGGAGTCCGTCTGGATATCATGTTGACGGTCCCCTGTTATGTCGAGGAGATCGTCTCGGTTTACAAGCAGACTCGAAAAATGGTCGAGGATCTGATTGAGACCGAAATCGATGAAATTCAATCCGATATCGACAGGGAGAAAAAGGGATGACAAAGAAAAAGTCTGACGATGGGACAACGACTCTCGCGGCAATCATCGCGGCAGAGAATGAGAATCTCGGTGCGGGGACGATGTTTTATGGGACCGGACTTAAAAAGGACCCGGATCGTGTCCCGTTCGGAGTTTTTGCGGTTGACTACGCAACGGGAGGGGGTGTCCCGGTTTACACGTCATGTTGTTTGTGGGGACCGGAGGCGGGAGGAAAGTCATCACTGGCGGCAAACATTCTCGCGATGGGTCAGAGTATTTGTTGGAAATGTTTTAGTCTGCTCCCATTTTGCAAATGCTCCCGGAGTCCACTGAAACTCGATGGGGTGTGGCTTGATATCGAGGGAACGCTTGATCGGACGTGGGTCACGAACATCGGTGCTGATCCTGAGCGATATGTCTGTGTGATTGCGGACTACGGTGAACAGTATGTGAACATCGGGAAAAATGTCCTCAAGGCGGACGACTGCGGAATCCTCGTCGTGGACTCGCTCGCGGCACTGGTCCCGGAGAGCGAATATGACGCTCCGGCAGAACAGGACTTTTATGCTTTACAGGCGCGGCTCATCGGAAAAATGATCCGAAAATTCAAACAACAACTCATGAGGGAACGCAAACGAGAACATCCGTGCATCGTGATTTTTATCAATCAGATGAGGACAAAGATCGGGGTCACGTTCGGGTCCCCGGAGACGATGCCCGGAGGGTGGGGACTGCGGCACGAGAACTCTCTGCTCCTGAGATGCGTGAAAAAGGTCCTCGATGCCTCTGCGGATCGGAAATATAAGGGGGACAAAAGCACGGATCGGGACAAAGCGGTCCGACATGCGTTCTCCATTAAAAAAGAAAAAGTCCTCACGCTCGCGGGGTCCGGTGAGTTCGTCAGAATCAGGGAGGAGATGCCGGATCTCGGTCTGAAACCGGGGATGATCGGTGATCATAGAACTGTTTTGAATTATGCAAAAGAGTTCGGCGTCATTGAAAAAGTTTCCGGTGCGAAACCGTGGAAATATGGCAAACTCAATGCTCGCACTCTTGATCAGATCGTCGAGTTGTGGGTCAAAAAGCCTGAATATTATTATAAGGCACAAATGGACATAATTCGAGCGGCGAAAAATAGACTCCGGGAGGAAAGCGGTGAACAAGACGTGTGATTCTTGTCGTCAAATAGTTTATATTCCGAGGGGTGAACAAAAATGCCTCGATTATGGGGGACCGTTCGTTTGCTCTCTCCCTTGTGTCAAGAACTGGATCATCAACGGTTTTCACACTCGTCCTGATCCGATGACACTGAACTCCGATGATCGGTGGATCGGTCCTGTGGATCTCGGACCTCCCGATGACGGGGGTGTCTATTCTCAACTGCTCAATATGTCGTTCAGATCTGAGTTCGAGAGAAACTGTGCGGAGTTCTTTTTCTGCGAGGGACTTGATCTGCAATATGAAAAGATCGGTTTCAAGTGGGGGACAAAATTATACTGTCCCGATTTTTATTTCCCATTTTATAAATCATTCATTGAAATCAAAGGACTGTGGCACTGTTCGACTCGATCAAAATATTCAAGTTTCCGGGAGGCTTTTCCTGAGATCTCGATGCTTGTCCTCCCGTGGGTTTTTGCACGAGAGGCGAGGGAGAGGACTGCGAGTCTGAGAGAGTCATGCTATTTCGGCGGGTGTGTCAAATGAAATTTCACCGAAAGTTGATCCGTGGGAAAGATCGATCATCCCTCAAGGCAATCCGAGACATCGAGGACAACCTCGATGATCCGGTCGCGATTGCGGCGACTCACGTTCGGATGAGGACCGAGATCGTGGAGGATCAGAAAATCCTCTTTCCTCGTGCATCCTCGATCATGAAATCCTGTCTCCGATATCACGTCATCGGGACAAAATTCCGTCTCAATAAAAAAGAATATATCGGACCGAGATCACGGTTGTTGTGGGGATATGGCAACGCTTATCATTTTTGGGTACAAAATACAGATGACGTTTTCGGAAAGCGGCGGGTCGGATTCTGGAAATGTCGGGGATGTGGCGAGGTCACACACGTCGGGGGTCCCCCGGTTGACAACTGTCCGAAATGCAACGCTCTCCCGGAGGCTTACGTTTACAGAGAACATCACATGATCCTCCGTGGGAAATATCCGGTCTCTGGACATCCTGATATGTTGATCCTCGTTCGGGGAGGTCTGATCCGGGTCGTTGAGATAAAAACGATCAAACTGGACGAGTTCGAGAAACTTGAGGTCCCTCTCGCGGATCATGAGGAGCAGTGTCAATGTTATATGTGGGGATTACCTCAGGACAAGACGATCCCGTTCGAGATCGATCCTGAGATCGGATATGTGCTTTATATCTCAAAGGTGCACATGATGAAAAAACTCCCGTTCAAAATGTTTCACGTGCGGCGAAATCCTAAGATCATTGAGATGATCAAGGATCGGGCGGGACAGTATAAACGAGCGGTCCTCAAATATCCTGAACATCTCCCTCCTGTATTCCATGAATGTGATCGGGGAGATTTCAGAAACTACCGAGCGAAAAGTTGTGCATGTCGGGAGGAGTGTCTCAAACAAGCGGAGGCGGGTCGTTGATCGGAAAAATTTTCGGGGTTGTGGATCGTGCATTTGAGCGGCTGATCTATGGGAAACCGGAGCAGTCCGAACAGTGGGATCGAGCAGTCCGGGGACTCATGGAGGCGATCACGGCAGAGGAGAAAGCGGTGAAAGAAAAAAGGATTAAAATCGAGCGTCACACGGGACTCGAAAAAGATTCAGATCTCATGATTTTCTGTCAACCGACTTATGACGAGGAGGCGTCGTGTTATAAGTTTGAGGGGGTCAAAACGACAATCATTCAGGAGATTGTCCGTGATCAGGAGACAGACGAGGTCATCGAGCATCGATGGAATATGTCTTGTGTTTTCACTGACCGACTTGACATCTCTGCGGAACCGAGAGCAGAGGTTTTCAAGGGACATGAGGCTCTCAAAAGATGGGTCGAGGAGGACCGTCGATTCAAAAAACGTCAGAACATCCGGGTCATCCGGGTCAATAGGGGGGAGAAAAAATGATCTCAGGAATCGTCGGAATCGATCCATCGTTCACGTCGCTCGGAATTGCTCGACAGAAATTTTCTCTCGATGATCAATGTTTTATGTGGAGGACATTCACGTCATCGGTCAAAGACGGGTCCCGTCTCAATCGCTGTCTCGCTCTTTGGAAAAAATGTCAGGGGATCATCCACAATGACGACGTCGTGTTCATGGAGGATTATGCTTACTCTGCGGGAAAAGGCAGATTCTCAGGACAGTCGCTCGCTCAACTGGGAGAACTCTGCGGAATCCTCAACCTGTTTGTCTCTCGATACACTGGGCGGGAGATCATCAAAGTCACTCCGGGTCAGTGGAAAAAGTTTCTCTGTGGCATGGGGAACCTCAAAAAGGATTCATTCAAACTCAAGGTGTTTCGTAAATTCGACATTGAGACCGACTCGAACGATGCCTCCGTCGCGGTCGCGATCTGCGATCTCGGTGCACACGTGTGCACGGGACGGGAGCACTGGCGGGATCTCGTAAAATATGAACATGATGTCCTAAAAAAAGTCACGCATACTGATCAGATCGAACTCATAAGGATGGAACTCAATGTCGGGTGATCTGGAATTTTATCTCAACGCACTGAAATCCGAGGAGTGTGTCTGCGGCAGATCTAAAAAGCGGGGATTCGCGTTTTGCTATCGATGTTATATGACACTCCCGGCGAACTTGCAACGCGATCTCTATCGTCAGATCATGCACGGATTCGAGGAGGCTTATGATGAATCCGTCGAGTATCTTGACGAGGAGGGACGAATCCCTTGACGCAAATTGTCACTTTGACGACAAATGTCGTCAATCCCCCGGCGGCGAGTCAACTTGAAAAAAGTCGAAACCTCATAAACGATTGAAATCCCTCGAAATAAAAAATTGAAAAAAGTCGTGACGTGTGGCATGGGAATTGCTTTATATAATGTCAAACGTCAACACAAACGAGGGAGGAAAAAAATGAATCTGTTTGATACCAAAAAAGAGACACTGACGATCAAAGTCAACACAATGCTGAAAACTCTGTTTTTCAAGGAACCGACCCGGAAACTCCTGAGCGACGTCCTGTATAGTGTCGAAAGTATGATCGAGCACATCGAGGAGACATATTCGGTCGAGTATTCTGACGCTCGTGAGATCGTTGATCATGCGATCAGTCTGAAAATTGTTCGTCGGGACTGGAAAGACCGGAATCGGTATTTTTTCGACTGTCATCGCGAGGATGAGGTTGCTCGATATCACAAAAACGTCGCAAATGACACCTATCGCGATCTGGACACTGGTTCGGTCAAGTGGTTCTCGAACAATCAAGCGGTCCCGACTGACATCCTTGAGGCGGCGGGTGTGTCCGATGCGATCATCGAGGCGAACGAGGCGGAGAGAGATCGTGAGATTGACGAACTCCGCGAGTCCATGATGAACAAGGAATATTCCGAGGAGGAGTTGTTCGAGATGAGAGCGGCGTTCGGTCCCGGAGCGACGGTTGTCAATGTGCTCACCGGAAAGAAAATCAAACTGTAAGATCAAAGAGGGGGGACCTCAGGGTCCCCCTCACATAAAAGAGGGAGGACAGGGAAATGTTGAACATGGGATTCGTCACGGGGGGAAATCAGAAACTCTTGATCAATGACGCGACGGCGATCATGCTCGATGGGTTTTATCGTCTGCTCGTTTTGTTTCAGAATGTTCATGCTGAAAAATACTGGTTGATTCACACGCACAAATGGACTCCGGTCGGTGGGGGTTTCACTGCTCCGGCGGGTCTGGTCGAGATGATCAACAAGGTCGGCAAGGCGAAAGTCATCAACTCGAAATATTGGAAATTTTATCGCGAGGTCGAGGAGTGTGATCTGATCCCGGACTCCGAGTTCACAAATTATTCTTATGAATACAATAAATATATGGACGAGGCGGATCGGTTGCACTGGGAGGTCGAGCGGGATCGTTAATTTTTTCGATAAAAGTGCACACGTGTGCACAAAAATGATTGACAAAGATTTTTATCTGATATACGATTCTTAATCATCGGCAAAGGACAGAATCTAAAACAAGAGGACAGGGAGGATTTTTTATGTCAAACGGTAAAATCGAACGCACTCCCCCGACGGTCGCGGATTACATTCAAGCGGGATATCCTTGTTTGTATCTGCGGACCTCCGAACCTCAGGTCGCGGAGAAAAAGGTTCAAGACGCTCTCGACGAACTCAATATGAGCAACGTCGAACTCGGCGTCTGGAAAGCGACGACGGGGTTGATGGTCGGTCCTCCGTCGGCAGAGGAGGAGCACAGGACACAAGCGGCGGGAGATCTCATCGATGCTCTCAAGTATGTTCAGAATAAGGACGACCGTCCGGTTGTGGCGATGTTTCACAATCTGCGGAAAATGGTCGATAACTATCAGGTCGTTCAATCCCTGATCGACACGATCATGACGGTCCGTCTGCGGGGATCTCATGTTTTTATCATCGGTCCTCACCTTGAACTCCCCCCGGAACTGCGAACACTGGTCACGGTCTATGACATCGCACTCCCGACACAGGACGAACTCGTCGAGGGATTCCGAAAGATCGTTCGTGCTTACGAGGACGACATTGATCTCCCGGAGGAAAAAGACGATCTCGATCATTTGCTCGTCGATGCGGCGAGAGCGGCTGTCGGACTGGACATGATAGGGGCGGAGAACGCGATTGCTCTGTCGATTGCGACGGCATTTTCTCTCGATGTTGATGTCATCCATGCTCAAAAAGAGCAGGAGGTCAAAAAGTCCGACGTCCTTGAATTTTGGCCTCATCGGGAGACACTCGAAAATGTCGGAGGTTTCCATTATTACAAACAATGGCTCTCGCGGCGTCAAAAGGCGTTCACTCATGAGGCGCGAGAGTTCGGTCTCCCCTATCCGAAAGGGGTCCTGATCGTCGGTCCGGCGGGAACTGGGAAATCCCTGACGGCAAAGGCGACGGCACGATATCTCGGACTCCCTCTGCTCCGTCTGGACATGGGGAAAATATTTCGGTCTCTGGTCGGTGAGTCGGAGTCTGCGGTCCGAATGGCTCTCAAGGTCGCGGAGGCTGTCTCCCCGGTCGTGCTGTGGGTTGATGAGATCGAAAAGGGTCTCGCGGGAGCACAGGCAAGCGGACAACTGGACTCCGGCGTCACGGCACGGGTGGTCTCGACACTGCTCACGTGGCGGCAGGAGACGACATATCCGGTCGTCCTGTGTTGCACGGCAAATGATGTCTCATCGGTCCCCTCGATGGTCTATCGCAAAGGACGTCTCGATGAGGTATGGTGCACGGATCTCCCGACGCACAATGAGCGGCGAGAGATTTTTGAGATCCATATCCGAAAACGCAAAAGGGACCCGGAGGATTTCAATCTCGATGCACTGGCGGAGGCAACTCCTGATTATACAGGCGCAGAGATCGAGGGAGTGATCGAGGATGCCATGTTCGCGGCGTTCGATCAGGACGACGAACTCGACACAAAGCACATCCTCGATTCTATCCGGGAGACGGTTGCTCAGGCGACTCGCGACAAAGAGGAGTTGACATCTATTCGTGAATGGTGCAAAACTCGTGCGAGATCCGTCTCAAAGGGTGATCCCCCAAAGACAAAGGCGGCGGCAAAGGTCCGGCATTTAAAACCGAAACGTCAATCTGATTAATTGAGGAGGTTTCAAAAATGACAACGAAATCAAAGACAAAGGCGAAAAGCACGAAAAAAACCGAGTCAAAGGGACAGGTCACGAACAAACATGCGGACATCCGCAAACAACTCCGTGATCTGAACTCCGAGGTCGAGAAAAATTATCTCGTCATCGCGGAAATGATGCACACGGTCCGAAACGGGGAGTTATATGCGACGTGGGGATTCAACACGTTCGAGGAATATTCCGACGTTGAACTCGGAATCCAAAAACGAAAAGCATATTACCTCACCGACGTGTGGCAGATGGTCAAGGACTATCGACTCCCGAAAGCAAAAGTCCAGAAAATCGGATGGACGAAAATGCGGGAACTCAAGGGGGTCATCGACGTCGAGAACGCAAAAGAGATCCTCGCACTGGCGGCGAAACTCTCTCATCGTCAACTGAAAGAGGAGATATTCAAAAAGTACACTCGCAAAGACACGAAAAATCGGTCTCTCCCGACTCTGACGACGATGACGTTCAAGATGCAGTCCGACGAATCCTCGATCCTCACCGATGGTCTCGAACAGGCGAAAGCACTGATCGAGTCCGACAATAATGTCACGGCACTGGTTCACATCGTTCAGTCGTGGCTTGAGGATCTCGGTGCAACTCCGAAAGCACGGACAATCGAGGACGAGATCAGCTATATCGAGAAAACTTATGGGGTCAAAATCTCGGTCGAGGGTGGCCAAAAGGCGGCGGCGAAAGCAAAACCGAAAACTGAGAAAAAGACCGAGGAAAAACCCAAAAAATCGACGGCGAAAAAATCCGACTCAAAGAAAAAGACGACCGCGAAAAAGTCGGATGCAAAGAAAACGACCTCAAAAAAGAAAACGACCTCAAAAAAGAAAACCGAACCGGAGTTCGATCCCGACGATGACAAGGACTCAGGCGGACCGGAGTTTGATCCCGATGAGTCCTCCGGCGGCGAGACCTCCGGCGGCACGGACAACGAGCAGGACATCGACGATCTGCTCGGAATCGAGTGACAACCGAGACCGGACCTCTCAGATGGGGGGTCCGGTCAATCTTTTTGAGGCGGCGAAATGTGGGATCAAGATTTCATTTATGGGTGTCGTTCGGGAATACAAAAAGGAATCAGGCGCGGGGATCTGGATCTCGTCAATACCTGTTTTGAGGCACTGTGGGAAAAGGATGATCAACACCGAGACTGGCTCAGATGGAGAACGCACTCGATCACAATCGAGGAGTGTTTTCACCTCACCGGGGAACTTGCAAAACTGCTCGCAACAAACTCTCGCTTGAAAGCAGACTGGAAAAAATTTATTTTCAAACTGTGCATCGCGACAAAATCAAAAGACTGTCCGGGACTCTGGTCGTTTATCCATCACAAGGGACGGTCGAAACATCTTGAATTTAAAGAATTGCGTTATTTCAGAAAATATGCAGATCGTGAGTATGAGGGGGATTATCTCAAGGTTGTCAACGAGGTTTATGTTGCCTATATGCAAGGCACGGATGAGAGGCAACTCGACCTCTATGAACATGACGCGATGAATGTTTTTCACAATCGATCTCTCGGAGGCGGGATGCTCAATGATCGATATTTCGCTTTCACGGGGATGATCCTTTTGTTTCTGCGGGGACTCGATGAGGCGGCAGTCAACGAGGATCTGAAAAAAGGTCGGGATCGGTGGGTCAAAAAAGTCAATGGTCGCACAAAACCGAGGACGGTCTCCCTCCCGTGGTATGTATTCGACAAACACACACAGGTCGGCAGGGAGGCAATCGGAAAAATCTTGTCCCGATGGAATCAGGCAGGACAGGGACGTGATGCACTTGACGAGTATCACCTTGACACGATCTGGTTTTATCTGGAATCCGCGAAAACCGGAAAAGATATGATCAATATTGTCGCTGAGGAGAGAGAGGGTCTCACTGCTCTTGATTCGATGTGGTGGCTCAAGATGCTCAGACATCGTCTCTCGCTCAATGACCATCTCACTCCGAAAAAGTGTGCTCAGATGTGGAAAAGGGACGGACTCGCGGAGTTGACTGAGGAGGTGACATGGGAGATAATAGAGAAACGGAAATTGACGGGGAAATAATTGAGACTCAAGTCCTTAATGTCACCGGATCTGTTCTCATCCTCCCGGTCCGAGAGGCGATCTTTTTTCTTTTGATATTTTTGATATCTCAGGTCGTGTTTTTGGGAGTTACTGCATGGAAATTCGACCGACTCGAACGCAATATCGAGAGAAAATGGGAGATCCTCGCGATGGACAATCGGGGTCGAGACATTCAGAGAGCGAAACTGGCAAAGGATCTCACGGGGGTCGTCGATCTGACGGTCAGAATGTGGGGAACCTATTTTGAGGAGATTGAATCGGATGTCGAAACCGAGAAAACCGAGGATCGGTGAGGGGATCAAGGAACTTGTCGAAAGTGTCCCGGAACCTCTGATCAAAAGACTGCGACATATTGTCGCTCCGCCCGGAAAAAAAGGGACGTGGTTGAGACACCTCTCGGATGCTCAACTCGCGGAGTTTTATTTCCGACTCAAAGTCGGTCAAGCGTGTTATGGACTGGCGCGAATTGCTCAGGAGCAGTGGGGAATTATGGTTCAGTCACAGACGACCTCACTTGCTCGATCCGTTCGCACATTCCGGGACAAGGCACTCGGAGACTTGCAACTCGCAAAGATCACCGGAGGCAACAAGGACAGTTCAGAGAACAAAAAAGTCGCGAAAATTCTCGACCGCAAAACAAAGGGACTCGTTGAAAAATGTGATGGACTCTCTGTCCTTGCATGGGGGATCTTGTCACAACAAGAGAGAGCGACTCTCATGATGGAATATGAGAACGAGGTCGGATATATGTCAAAGCAGACCGACAACGCTCTCAAAGTCCTCGCGGACATGGTCAATCAATATGTCAAATTACAGATTGAACTCGGAATCGCGGGTCCCGGACCGTCTCCCGAAAATCTCCATTTCCACGCACACATCAAAGGTGTCGTCGGATCGATGTCTCTCCCGGAACGTGAGAAAATGGCGGATGTCGCAAACAGGTTCGCGGAGTTGGTTCAGGCAAAGTCAGTCAAGTTGATTCAGGACGAGGACGGGTCATGGAAATATGTCAGAGCGGCGGAGACAGGAGACAAAAATGTTTCCTCAGACGAATGTGTCCTCATCGATGACGATGGAGGCGATTGACATCAATGTCGCACTGGACGGGATTCGAGGTCTGCTCGCTGAGTATGGTCTGCGCGAAAAATCGGAGGTCATATATGAGGCACTTGTGAAATCAGTCAAAATGATTGAGATCGACGGTAATCAGTTTGTCCGTTCGGGGGAACTGTGCGGGTTTCTCGCGAACTGTGAAAAGCTGTTCAGGACAGGGGACTCGTCTTTTTTGCGTCAGGAGAGGGGTCTGTGTGTCCCCCGGATCGTGGACATTATGGAGTTCGTTGAATCCGCTGAATTTATGGGTCAAGTGGGATATGTTCGTCCGGCAGTCCGCAAAAAACTGATCGAATTGCACTCGGAGGACAGGTTCGTTGAGGTCCTTTTGACCGGAGCAATCGGGATCGGGAAAAACTATTTCGCGGATATGTCATTCGCTTACGATCTTTATAAATTGTCCTGTTTTCACAATCCTCAAGTCGAATATGATCTCGCTCCGGGATCGTCGATCATGATGATCATGCAGTCGATCTCTCTCGCACTGGCAAAAAAGGACATTTTTGAGCAGTTCAAAGCACGGATCGAGATGAGTCCATATTTTCAAAGGAATTTCATGTTCGATCCGAATGTGAAATCGGAACTCCGGTTTCCGAAAAATATCTATGTCGTCCCGGTCGGAGGGAATGACACTGCGGCACTGGGGATGAACACCTTTGGGGGGATCATCGACGAACTCAATTTCATGCAGAAAACAAAGGATTCGGTCCGGGTCGCACTCACGAGGGAGGAGGAGTTCGATCAGGCGGAGCGGCTCTATAACACACTGATCAAAAGAATGAAATCCCGGTTCATTCAAAAGACAAAAATCCCCGGAAAACTCTATCTCGTCTCGTCGGTCAACTATCCGGGAGACTTTACAGATCGGAAACTCAAAGAGTCGGAGACCGATCCGACAATATTTGTGATGAAAATGTCACAATGGGAGTCTCTCCCTCCGTCCCGGTTCACGAGTGAGAAATTTCCGGTCGAGATCGGAAACGATGTCAAACGATCCCGGATTCTCAAGGACATCTCCGAGGCTCAGGACGAAAGTGACGTCGTGTGGGTCCCGGAGACCTATCGAAAAGAGTTCGAGCGGGATCTTGAGACTGCTCTGCGGGATCTCGCGGGAATTGCGACAGGGGCGAAACATCCGTTCATCCCTCAGAGAGAACTCATTGAGGCGTCTCAGAGCGAACATGAGACGATATATGAGGGGCGGCAACTGTTCAGAATGTCAGACGTCGTGTTGCAGGACATCGTCGATCCTGAGTCTCCTGACTGGGAGCAGATCATCGATTTTGAGTATCTTGAGGACTTGCTCCCGGACAAAACGGTCGGATTCGCGGCACACCTCGACGTCGGTCTGACACAAGATGCGGCGGGACTGGCAATCGGGCGGATCTCTGGATATAAACTGCTCCAAAATGTTCAAGTATTCGATGAGAGGACCTCAGAATTGCTCGAATTTAATGATATTAATGCTCCCATATACACGATTGACGGTGCATTGAGAATCCTCGCTCCGAAAAACGACGAGGTCGATCTCCATCTCGTCCGGGATCTGATTTTATATATCAGGTCCCGTCTTTTCCTCAAATGGTGCACGATGGACTCGTATCAATCCGCGATGTTGATTCAGGCGTTCAGGAAAGCAAAGATTCGATCCGGGACGCTCTCAGTCGATGCCTCGATTGCTCCATATACAGAGTTGAAATTATCGATCAAAGACGAGAGATTTATCTGTCCCCGGCATGAGACACTCGCAAACGAGTTGAGGGGACTCGAACGCGATCCTGAAAAGGACAAAGTTGATCATCCGGCGGGAGGGTCGAAAGACGTCTCGGATGCCTCTGCGGGGGTCGTTTATATGCTCCATAAAAAAGAGGCGCGATATCGACAATCGAGCAGACGTGATCGATCTGCGAGTCGCGGATCACGTCGATCCGGTCGTCAGGTCCGAAATATTCGGATCAGGAGGAGAGGATAAATGGTTATCAGGCACACACCGAAAGAACGCACTCCGATTGAGTCGATGGACAAGAAACTTGAGGAGGCGAGACTCCGGGATCTCCCGTCAAAGGCGGAAACGGGATTCATTCGGAAAAAGAGGAAAAAATATCCGTCAAGATATGATGACATCGAGGAGGAGAGGGATGATCAAAAGTGAGAAACCGACACCGAAATTCATTCACAGAAACACTCGCGACGATGAGATCAAATTTGATCGGATGTTTCGGGAGTTCGCGAAAATCGTGAAAAACTCTGCGGTCCGTCAGATCAAAAATCAGAAAATGGATTTCAATTTCGATCCGAAAGAGGAGGTCGATGCGTCCGGGAGAAAACTGCTCGAACTGCGAAAGCAACTCATTGAGGCTGTCCGGGAGGGGATGCTCGAACGTAAAGATCAGGAGGAAAAAATCGCACTGCTCGCGGCTCTCATCTGGTTCAACCGACAGGACGTCGAGCACAAGGCGCGAATCCTCGCAGAGTGGGGGTGATTCATGGCAAAGGACCGGGATATCAAAATCGGGGTCAATACCTCAGACCTTGAATATAATATCATGAGGGGCGGCAGGGACATTCTTGACTCTGGAATCGAGCAAAGAGTCAGGGACATGCTCGAAAACGCACGTCATCCCGATCATTACAACGAGGTCGTCGAAATGCTCGCGGAGCAGATTGCACAGAACACGGATGACGCGATCATGGGGGTCACGGTGCGGGACTATAATCGAACTTATTACTCAAAAGGATTTCCGGCATGGATCAACGTCGAGGAGGACCTCCGTCGCAGATCGACTCTTTTGTTGTGTGATCGGTGCGGGGAGATCATTCACACAATCAGTTATGAGGACAAGGTCAACAAGAACAGGGAGAGGATCAGGGAGGAGGTCCTCAATGCTATCGGATATCATGCGGACGAGGAGTGTTTTCCGGGAGTCGTGCCGATTGAGATTCACAAAATGGGAGAGGTGCATCCTCAAAAATACTGGTCTGACAGAAAACCCGAAAAAATGCGAGGTCGGGATCTCCCGATCAATATTTTTGATTTCCCGGCAGACTGTCAGGTTCGATTTTTATCCGATGAGGAGATGTTTGTCGCAAAATGCTCTCTCTGTGGTGCACACGTGTGCACAAAACCGGAATCCGAAATTGATGATATGCTCCGAACGATGAAAACATCTCACGTCGTCGATCTTTTTATCACGGAGATCAAAAACTGTTTCAGTGATCACACGGTCGTCTGTAAAATGCTGAAAAGACGGGGTCTCAGACAGATTCGGACAGATATCAGGAGGAAAAAATGAGCGGAAAGAGAGCAAAACTTGAACGAAAAGAGGCGGAGCAACTAAAACAGGTTCGGGTCTCGGCGAAAATCACGGTCCCTCCTGAAAAACTCGCTCCGGTCGTGGCGAACTTGAACACATTGAGGATCTCTGAGACTCCCGACAAAGTCAAAGAGGATATCATCAATCAGATAAACAACCTCATTCATGAGTCTTTCCATGTCGGGATGAGGGTCGGTCGTCAAACACTGCTCAAAGAGATCGAGGCAAATAAGGGACTCGTGCAAAAGGCGAGCACTGGACTGATCCTCCCGGCTCATCTCGCGGCAGAGAGACAAAAACCGAAAAAAGGCAACGGAGATGATTCCAAGGGGTGATTTATATCGAGTTACTGGGTGGAGGAGAGGTCACTTTGTCGCGGGACTCATTGTCCGTCACGACAGGGTCGTTTTTTCTGCTCCGATATTGAAAAAACTCGTCGGTCATCCATTCCGGGACGTCAAGAACTATCTCAAATTTCAAAAATGGGAAATCAGACACGTCGGGCGGCGAGATGACGTCAAAATATTTTGATCCGATCCTCCCTTTACACTCGAACGGTTTTCAACCTGTGCGGCGATCCGTCAATTCTCGGAAATATAAACAAATGGAACTCCCCGGAATCGGGATCGAGAATAACGGTCACGTCAGAATGGGGTTTTTTTATGAACTCATGACATCGGGTCTGTTCGGGGGGGTCCTATGGGACACGGTCCGGGTCCATGAGGACTATTATCGCGGATGGATTCGACCGGACATCCTCCGGCGGCGACATGGTCAACTTTTTGAGTCAAAGGCGTGTCGTCAGGGACATCACCTCAATTTACTCGACGAGCAGATTTCAAAATATTGGAGATATCAGGTTTTATTTCCGGGAGACACGATCTGGTTTTGTGTGTGGAGGCATACTTTCAAGGGAATCATGAACTCGAAATCAGATCAGGACACTTTATATCGTCACCTCGCAGAAAACACACTCGCGGGAGTGATTATTCCGTTTTCCGTGATATGGGTCATATTTAAAAGTCCGTTTTTCAAGAGATACAAGGACGGTCCGTGGCCTGATTGCACGGTGATCGGGTCAAGGTGGCTCAATCAACTGATTCTCGATCCCGACACGGCACTCGAACAGATAGATCTCGAATCTGCTCGATTCGCTTACGAACGGAGGATCACTCCGAAACGGTTTTTTGTTGAGGGGTTTCAGATCCTCCCATTTCCGTTCATCCGAATTTTTGATGACGATTACGGGAAATTTGCTCACGCTCTATCAGAGGAGGTCCCGTTTTAAAATGGAACTCATGGAACTGAGAAAAAAATTATATGAGATCCTGACGGCGGATCAGGAGCACGATGATCGTCAGATCAACGCAACTCAACAAATGGGGGTCTCCCTGTCGAACACGATCAAAAAAGACGGGGTCATGATCATTCAGATGCAGAATGTCGTCTCGAAAACGGTGATCAAGCACGTCACCGAGGCTCTCAAGTTGCTCGATGCGATGGAACTCGAACAAAGGATCATCGACGTCACTCCGGTCGGGGAGGAGACACCTCAGATCGAGGACTCCGGGGAACCGACGATCCGCGATTTCCTCAATGAGGCTGTCGAGGCAGGAATCCCTCTCGATCTGCTCTGTCGAAAAGTAGGGGGAATGTATCTGCTCGCTGTTCTCGATAAATATGAGGAGGACGAGGCACGGAGGCGGCTGAAAATCAGGGAACCGAGATTCACGGCATTAAAAAGAGAGGCGGAAAGAGATGAAACGTGACGTGTTGTTTTTATGGATTCCGAAAAATGCGGGGAGTTCGATTGAGTGGTCGCTCGGACTCCGGCGATTTCCTGAACACATCAACCTCCGGGATTTCCGAAACAGGGGACAGGTCACTTTTTGTCACATGCCTGTCGATCTGCTCGTGTCGGGGGGTTATATAAACCTTGATTTTTTGAGGTCCGCTTATAAATTCACTTTTATTCGCAATCCCTTTGATCGGGCGGTCTCTTTGTTTGAATACTCGAAAAAAATCGGTCTCGTTGACCGGGACACGTCTTTTTTAAGTGTTTTAAAACAGGTCAAGAATGGAATTGCACCTCCGGGACTCTATCGCTCAAAGGGGCTGTCACAGTGGAATCCTCAATCCCGATTTATGGGGTCGATCCCATTTGATTTCATCGGACGGTTCGAGAGGATTCATGATGATTTCGCGGATCTGTGTCAAGTGCTCGGAGTCGGTCCTCGTGATCTTGCACATCGCAACGAGACCGAGTGGGAGTTTTCCCATTATACGCAATATTACACGGAGGAGTCTCGGACACTGGTCGAGGAGATCTATTCCGAGGATCTGATCCGGTTCGATTATAATTTTATAAACCTATAAACGGAGGCGGCGGGATGATCGATATCGACAAAATGTTGAGAGATTTTGCAAGGGAGATCGACTGGAAACTCGTCGAGACATTCGGTGAGAACAAAGTCGGATTCGCTCTGCTTGTTTTTGAGTTCGGTGATCGTGAGGGTCATGGGGGTCATTATATAAGCAACGCACAAAGGGACGATATGATCAAGGCACTCCGGGAGACTGCGGATCGTCTCGAACGAAACGAGGATATCGGAGCGTCAGTGGGGAGAGCATAAATGGAAATAACAAATTTTATTTTCGATTCGATGGGTCTGTTCGTGAGGGTGATGTTCGGCGGGATATGTTGGATTATTGCTCTATACCTGATATGGGGAGTCGGTGAGATTGCACGATCCCTGTGGAGGAGATACTCATGACAGACAACCTCGACGAGAGGAGGTCAAATGGAGGAGATTTACAAAGGCGTCACAATAAAATATTCAGACAGTGAGGGGGAGTTCGTCGCGGCAATCGGTGACGGATATGATGACAAATACCGAAACACGGATCTCGTCAAGGTCCGACGGTATATTGACAACCTGATCAAAAATAAATTCAAACCGATCTCGGCACTGCGGCGGACCTCATGGAGGAGCAATCGTCTCCTGATCGGGGGGAATGAGTCTCCGCTTGAAAAGGTCACGATCACATCGGTTGCAGAGAACGGGGATGTCTGGATCAGGACCGCTCACGGCAGACGGGAAAAGGCGTCAACGACAGACGGGTTTTATGCTTACACGAAACGAAACGCGAACAGGGTCCTCACTCTCATGAAAAAGATCGAACGCAAAAAGAAACTCGAACAGGAGATCCTTGAATATTTCAACAAGTTCGATAAACTCGATCTTTCAAAGATTGCAAAGCAGATGAGGAAACTTAAATGATCGAGTCGGCATATTGCCTCGTCTGCGGTCGTCCCTATGCGATTCAGGGGGTCGGGATCTGCGATTCATGTATCAAGGACCTCAAATGGAAATCAAACCGGATCAGATATGAGGACAGGAAAATGAGTCGTCGTCCCGACGGTGGATTCAACTGCTCGATCTGCGGATATCCGATCATCGGCAAAGTGTATGCACTGGACCCAAAGAGACCGACGCAATCGGTGTGTCATAAAAAATGCGGACATGATCTGCGGGTCCTCAAGGCGATTGTCAAACAATGGAGGAGGTGCAAAGGTGGCGGGGTCTCATGGTCATGATCCGGGTTGGAGTAAAGATTATTATTATATAAGTGATTATTTAAAAGAGAAATTGATTGGTTGTAGAGTTATAGATGTTAAGGGTGGATTCAATAATG